AGATTCATACTACTGCTGGGATTTGCCAATGTTACAGTTTGCAGTTGACCGTATGCTGATTGATATGCGTTTGTTGCCACTTTGTTTTCTTCCTCTAATATTATTCGACCCTGTGCGAGCCAATTAAAAAATCGCAATCTCCAACTACGAGATTTTGGAAATAATACACGGTATGCTTTATCATAACGATGTTTACGATCCGCAAGTTCCTTCATGACTTGATCATTTCCATTGCTACAATTTGTCCAACCTGAGCAGAAATGTCTTGGTCATCGTGTATGACATTTAAGATCTCAATAGTCTCGTCCTTTTTGGGATCATAGCGTCTTGTAATTAACACAACACCACCACGGCCCACACTGACATCAAATCTAAATGTTCTGGGAATGTCGTGGTTGTCAGGGCCTGCAAGTACCCCTGCACGATGGCCTTTGCGTCTAGTAGGGTTACCACTAGCAAGTCCGGCAGTGGCATACACTTCTTCATCACATTTGCCGTACTCTTGACCCCATTGTACTATTTTATTACATAACCATTTGATCATTTTAATCCTTTGTCTGTTAGTGCTACAATGACCTGTAGTCGGTCCAAACTTTCCTTTGCAGTGGCCAGGGCATCTGCAACTGCCACATGGTCTTGAGCAAGTTGTTCAATATGCCGTTCCATTTCGATCTTTGCACGTACCCAGTTAATTGCTTCAACGGCGTCGGGGGTTAGGCTTACTGACCCATATGGTCCATAGATCTGGGTCCAATAATTTCCATCCCATGTTTCTATGCGGGCGTTATTAAATCTCAGAGCACCCCTGGCTGGGGCAGGCACCGGAGTATCGGCATTGATATATGGACCGCCAGCGACTTCATTGCCCGAGGTATTAATGTATTGACTTCCAGTTAGCCCACTAAGCATCCACAGTCTCCAATAGTTCCGGAGCTTTGGACTTGATCAATTCCTTTAGTGCCATTTGTATGTAATCGTTCACAGTCATATCTAACCTATGTGCACGACGATAAATCGCCATCTCTAGATCACTGTCAAGTTCCAATTGTATCATAACTCGTGTGTCGTACTCTCGGCCATTAACAATAGCAGTGGCCTTTTCCACAAAGTCTTCTTCAACGTCTAGATCTGTGTAGTCAACACCGTCCCATGCTGTGTTCATGTCGATACTACGTGTGGCAGCTTCTTCGGCATGTGCTTTTGCATACAGGGGATTGATCATTCGATATGCACGTTCGTTGGTAAAGTCATGTGCTGAAACTTCGTATACTGTTTGCGTTTTTGTATCAAATACAATGTCAATGCTGTACCCACCTCGTCCATGTATGCCATTCCAATTGGCCAACATAAATGTGTCCTTGCCGTAGCAGTTCCACAAATAACGGTCACCTTCTGTGATTCGGTAATTGGCCAGCTCTAGCCATTGCTTTAATGTAATCATTTCTTCTCCGGATAACTTGCTGATAAAAAGTCCACGTAACCTTGAATGTTTTCACTGATGCGTTTCAAATCATACTTGCCACAAAACTTCAAAAACTTGGTACCAATTTGTGGTATGTCTTTTGGTACGCTATTTTCTGCGATAGTTTTTGCTATGTTCATTTTAACATCATCGGGCTGAGCAGTCAAGTCCACAATGGTCACATTACGATGATAGTCATCTAGAACCTTGTGTTCAACTCCGTTATGGTCAGTCCAACGTTGAAGCATGAGATTGTTCCACGCAAATCCTTTGTTGTTTCTATCTTCAAATGCTTCTTGTAGGCCCACTCGGTTTTTAGTGCCTTTGGTACGCACACCTGGATAAGCACTAAACACATTGTCTGTAGCATCACCACGCATACATTTTTCAAACAAGATCCATTTGGGGTCAGGAATTTTCTTAGGCTCTTTAGTTTTCTTGTCAATAACTAATCGGCCTTTTTTATCCAATATGCCCGCCAGTGTATGCAGCTCGTCGCTAATGCCATTGTACTGCACAACATTGTCGGCAAGTAATTGATAAAAGTCTGTATCTGAACTTACAATAACGTGCGAATCCTCAGGGTGTGCTTGAATCCATCCTGCCACCAAGTCATCTGCTTCCAGTGCTTCGTGCCGGAGAACAGTACAATTGCTTTTTTCATAGAAGAACGTTTTGAGTTCGTCAAAAGTTTCCCAAAATAGTCGATCTTCTTCGGCTTCTTTTTCTGTAAGTGCAGCTCGTGCAACTGCACGGTTTTTCTTGTAGGGCTCATAATAGTCCTTACGCCAACTACGTCCTTCCAAACAGATCACAACATGATCTGCTTTTTGTTCTCGGTATGCTTTGGCAATAGAGTTGAGTGTAACGTGAGCAGCAAAGCCCAATCTGTCCCAAGTGTCTGCTTGGCGAGCGGCTGAGTGACGTGCACGGAAGAATGTATTAGCTGTGTCAACGATTAAGTATTTCATAGCATAATAATAGCATATTATGATTTATTTGTCAAGAGAATTTGGACATAATATTGCATTAAAAACTCGGCCCAAGCCCGGTGAGCATCTGCCCCAAAATGGTAAGAATTGGGATTTACCGTTTTGAAACCTTTTTGTATGCACCAATTGTAATAGGTTAAATTACTGTCATACGGACCCACATAGTTTAATCCCCAATCATGCTCATTGGGTACAACTTTTGTTGCATCTGTTGTTATTTGACGACTACGAATATTTGCAAAGTCACTGTAGGTGTTAAAGAATATATGCGGAATATTTTTGTTTTCTAACGCTTGGTGCAAACGCCAAATTTGATCATGCCAGCCAAGTAGTTTGCGTTCCCTGGTCACGTGTGTTTGATCTACGACCCATTCTCGATAACGTTGTTGTAATTCTCGAGGCACAGTATCTGTACCACTGGCAGTGACTTGGTAGTAGGTGTTATTGTGTAGCCATTCCTCTCGCTCCCAAGTACTCCAGCCAATAATAACGAGATCGGGTTTTTCTCGTACAAATCCACCTTGTACACTTTCTATGTGTGGCCAAGTTGTACGCATTATGCGATCATTACTGGCTGCACTTTCGGCATCGCATTCTAGTACTGCGTTCAATTCGTTTGCAATCAAGCATCCGTAACTTAATTTTAAATTGTCGGGATGTGGCCGGCGTCCCAAGTTTCGATACAAGTAATCGTCTTCGGCAAAACAGTAGGGGTTTGCTACTTCGGCACCAGCACTGTGGCTGTCGCCATTGACATAAACGATCATTCGCGATATGCCGGATTGGGAAATTCTAGTTCAAACACATGATAAGTGCCGGTATTTTCTTTGTCTCTGAGTATTTCCATTGTGCGATTTTGTTCGGCTTCGTCCAGAGTTTTAAATATACCGCTTCCGATAGTTCCTGTGCCCATGCCAGCCGGAGAGATATAAAGACCACCACTGATTGACAGTTTGGTCAATTGATAAAATTTCAGTATGCGTGGTGGTTTTAAACTTTCCATTAGCTTACCTCGGTCCGTCCGTTACCAATGTCCTTTTTGTCAATGACTCGGGGGCGATTGTCGTAAGGTTGATTGGCTTCCCATTGCTCGTAGTTTTCGGCAAGTACATTTCGGCACACATCGGCAAACCACTGATCCACCATGTCTGCATCAGTTTTGCCTTTGTAGCCCGAACGTGCTAGATTGGTAATAAACTTTTCATTCCAGTCTAGTTCAAATGCACCATTGCCAATATTTTCTGGATCTAGTTCTACTTGAACTACACTGACCCAAGGTTCGCCTTTTGCATCTGCAATTTGTCGTGGAGTCATTCCAGTAAAGTCTATTTTCTTTGTTGTCTTTCGAGCAGGAGTCTTTTTAGCTGGAGCTTTTTTAACTTCGGGTTCTGCTCGGGGTTTTCTTGTTGCCATATTTGTCCTTTATTTTATTTAACGGGTCGTGTCAACAACCATAATAAATGTTCTTCACCGCCGTGCCAATGATGTTCGTATACGGGTTCACCGGGACCGGTGTAAGTAGCAGTGCCTTGGTAGGCCTTTTCAAGCCATATACGGCGACCCGATTGTACACAACGTCTAGGCCACAGTGCAAACTTTGATTTCCACTCGGCCCGGTAGTAAAAGTGATCAAGGTCGCTGAGTATATCTAGTGGCAATTAAGTGCCCCACTCTGTTATTAAATTGTATCCTGCATCTCTTATTTTATCTTCGTACATCAAAGTCTTCTCGTATAAATCTTTCATTGGTATCTTTACTACTGGGTGAATCATTTCTGGGTCATAGGTTTGTGGGCATCCGTGCCAAAATCTTCCATGATATAAAAACACTGTATTTGAATTTGGATCATACCCATCAACTCTATATTTTACTTCTGGTAACCAATATTGGCGTTCGGGTACATTTAGCGAATCTAACCATCTTTTTTCTGCCTTTGATACAGGAGTAATTTTATGAGACGCATGAAATACCCCCTTTCTTAACGCCATTAATTCTTTAAAATTTTCTTTTTTACAAATTGGGCACGGTGTACAATGTTGTTTTGTTGAAATTCCAGTAAAAGATATACCTATATGTAAACTACATTTTATATTATTAAATTTATTTCTTGTATTAGGCATTAGAGTTGCATCTGTGAAATTTAATTCAGGTCTTTGACTTTTGTACCAATCAAGTCGTTCAGCTGAAGAAACTATCAACGTTTTTCCAATATGATTTGATGTATATTCCTTTGGGCAACAATATTTTCTTTTTTTAGTAAATGAATAACTGATAGCTTGTTGCTCTCCGTGAATACATCTATATCTAATCTTATGATCTACTCCAGTATATTCTGATATGAATTCTATTTTATTAACTAATTCAGGATTCATTAACTCAAATAATTGAATAAATTCTTTATGTGTTCTTTTATTTACAGGATTCGTCACGTAGTTCCCCAAACGTTATTAAATATATTTATGCTATTTAATAATAAATGGGGAATTTAATTACGTAGACCATGCGTTCTTAAAAAGCGGAACTTGAAGTCTATCACTATAACGCCATCCACGTTGCATTGTTGCAAGTGCCACGTTCTTTGCATTTAACGTATAAACACTTTCAACACCGCCTACAGGCATTAAGTATACGTGTCCAACAAAGCCGGCATCACGATATTCTTTTACCGCACGTTCTGCATCCGATATGTCTTGTTCTGTGGCCACTACAAACTTTAGATATGCAGTCCCAAACCATTCATATTCGCATACAATTCGAGGTTGTATTGCGTCCGCCCACGATTCGCCACTTGCCGGTAACTTGGCACTTACACTGAAAGTAATCTCTCTATTTCGATTTTGTCGTTGCCATTTAAACAAATACTTCTTGAAGTCATCGGTCAACTTTTGTGTGCCATTTGTTTCAAATGTAATCTCCTTAAGACCCTGCATATCAGGATGATCCAACAAGTCTGGATACTGTCGTTGCCAACCCAGCAAAGGTTCGCCGCCTGTGATTACGAGATGCTCGTCCTCCCACCCCTTGTGAGGTAATATGTCCATAATCTGATGGGCAATTGCGTCAGTATCAAGCATGGGACTAAGATGCTTAAACCTAGGATCCCAACTAGCATAACTGTCACATCCAGTAGATACCAAAGGCAATTGTTTATAATCGTTGAACATGTGGACCACTTGAGCAATATCTTCGACTTCATTACTAGTTTCTCCTCGAGGCATACCAAATCCGGCACATTTAAAGTTACATCCAAACACACGTAAGAACACAGAAGGAACACCCATGTAACGTCCTTCGCCCTGTACACTATAAAATAATTCTGCTACTTTTAATTTACTCATATATTTTTGACCACTTCTTAAGTTTAATTTTTTTGTTTGATTTGGCAACATCTAGTTCACTCTGTGTGAATAGGCCTTGCTCGATCAAAATGTCAATCATGGCCAAGACATCACCAACTTCTTTTGCAAGATTTTCGCGTTGTGTGCCTTCGCCATTTAAGTATACATTGTCCACGCCAAAACGTCTACACTTGCTGACATTTTGTATAACTTCGGCACATTCTTCTTGCAATATGCCCAAGGCTTCAAGAATTCGGTCGTTGTTGTGATCGATTGGTGTAATTTCTTGCATGGCACGTTTTTCTATGTGATTTTTCATTTTTGGTACTTGCATAAATTGTCCTTTGTTGAATTATACTATATATTTTTAAATGAAGCAAGTCTATTTTCAAGTTGACTATACCTTTCTAGTGATTCATTATACAAACTGACATATTCGGGATGAATGGAAATATTTCGATTTAGATAATCTCGAATCGGCAAAGAAAAATGAAAACAGTATCGGCCTTTAAAGTTTAAATATTTAGATTTTTCCAATCGTTCAGGAACAAATCCTTTGTTCTCTTGAAACCACAGAGCAACGTCGGGGTGATGTTGCCAATCGGGAATGACATAAGCATTGTCGTTGAGCAAATGATTCATCATGCTACCATTGATAGAAATATTTTTAATATCTATAAAAGTGTCGTTTTCTAATTGGCCATTGATGCGGTATTCATTGGTGCTGTGTTTGTCACATAATTCGATCCATAGCACATGCTCGTTATCGGCCAAGTCACATTCAAATTTCACATGATCCAAGGGCATAACAGTATCGAGCACAACTGTGTCATCAATACCAATCTGTACCACTTCGGGCATACTAACGTAATTGGTGTTTAAAAATAGTTCAAACTTAACCATGGTGTTCGGCAATGTCGTCCTCGATAATGATGCCCCTTTCCAACTGATCCAGCTTTTGCTCAAAGTAGGCGATAACATCGTTGTCACCGACCCAACTGTTGTATCCCAGTTGCCTAATCAGTCGTTCGGCACGTATTCTGCGTTGTACTCGTATTTTAAAATTGCTATTTTCGTTTTTCCAATATATACCATTGTCGGTGTGTCCGGGAAAGGCCGATTGTATGTTTAACTGCTCTTTCAGTGACTCCAGTGGTGATCCCGGTATAATGCCCAGGGTAAACCCTAGGGCCACAGTGTCTATGGTTCGATCCAGGGCCATGGGTTGATATCGTGTCAGTAGATCCAATGTTGATTCAAAATCCTGTTCGGTTTCGGTGGGATAGCCAACAATCAGTAACCAAGTGCATCTAATGCCGTACAACTGTATTTTGGTCATGGCATAATCTATATCACTGTTACTGAATTTCTTTTTCATATGGTCACGTACCTGTTCCGACCCACTTTCTATTCCAATATATAAACTACGTACTCCGCTGTCTTTTAAATTGATCCAATCTTTTTCTTTGTAAGTAATTGCCGGCTTGATTATGTAATAGCCGCTCCAATGTATTTTGTTATCGCTCCAGCGATTGTAAATGGCCAATACATTGATAAAATCTCGGAATGCGCGATCACTGCCGTTTACCAAACTGTCATTAAAAAAGAAATGCTTTACATCATACTGTTCTTTTAGTTTGATCAGTTCATTGGCCAGTTTGACACCGTCCTTGAACTTGTACTTGTCCCAAAAACTTCTTATATCACAAAAGGTACAATTTCTTACACATCCACGGCTACCTTCTACACCAATGGTGATTCCGTGTACACGTGAATTTATATATTGTTCCAGCCGGAATCCGCTATAATCGGGAATGGGAATTGAGTCAAAGTTTTGCAGCGACTGCCCCACACTGTTGACTCCGGGAAACGGCAACCGATCGCTTAGTATAGCTCGCCAAGACAATTCGCCCTCGCCAATGGTGTAAAAATCGATCAAACCTTTTTCGTATAATTTTTTTCCGTAGTCACTGGAATTGGCTCCGGCTCCGCCAACTACCACAATGCCCGACATTTGTTGTCGATAGCGTTCTAAAAACCACGTGGTGTATGCAAAACTATGAATGCTAAACACACTGATCCCAACAACTTGGGCTCGAAATATTGTATCCAAGTCAAGTGTTTGTGTAAAAGCTTCGACCAAATCCAATTCATCTGCAGACAACTCTTGCTCAAGTTCGCACCAATCATTTAACAGTCGATTGTTGTTTGCGAAATAAGTTTGAAATTCCAAATTGATATCTATAAAATCTACACTGCATCCCATGGACTTGGCAATAGACTGTAACAGTGCTGGAGCCATGGGAGGATTATTCAAACCCAATTTGGGTGTATTAAGTAACACAACCGATTGATATTTGCTCTTGGCAAGCACTAAATCGGTTGTGTTATTGGGTTCAATCTTGTAAACTTTATGCAAATTTTTCTCGATTATGATTTCAATCCATTATTAAATTTTGCACATCTTCCCTCAACAATGGTTATTGAAGGATCTTGTCGAAACTTTTCTTCGGCCTTGGCCACATCTGATTGACATTCGGCTCGATTTGCGTAGGGAGTCTCGACCGACATTGCACCACATTGTGTTCCTTGACAAAAGAACACAATGGCCAGATACATGATGTTAATATCCATTAGGCAAACAAGTCCTCGCCATCTTCTCTGTGACCTTCTCGATAAGCCATATTGCTTTGTGTTTCTCTTACTTCGACCTTGAAGCACCAAAGTCTTTCTGCTTCACCTGGTCCCCACATATCGGGAATGTAAACTCCATTCACATACTTGTAAAGCATATCTGCTAATCCTTCACAACCTAAACGTGGTAGGATAGTCAACTTGGCCATTTTTTTACTTTCCAACAGTTTGAATGTTTCAAGCTCGGGATCGTCTTGTGCTACAAGTAGCGTATGATCAAATTGATCTTCTAATACCTTCTTTAATTCTTTTAATCCACCATAGTCAGCTACCCAATTACGTGCATCTAAAGTATCTGTACCAAAGTAAAATTTCATACTAAATGAATAGCCATGTATGGTATTGCAATGGCTGTCGGCTCGCCACTGTCTGTACGCACACGGAAATGCATCGTGGTATTCTTTTGTACTAGTAAATCGATAAGTTGTCATGCTGTTTCTCCTATGTTAATTATAGCATAGGCTGGCAGAGTTTGTAAAGCGGGATGAAGCCCGAGACCGCTATAGACTTATTTAATTAAGTCAAATTCCTGTTTCACATTGTGAGCTTTGACGTTGTCCATAAATTTAAGTAGGAACACACTGGCAGTTGAAGCATCATCACCATTGAAGTTTATTTTAACATAACCAGTACCGTCTTGTCTATAGTAACTGGGTTTAGCCTTACCATATTGCACAGTTTTGCGTTTTACAAGATCAGATACTCTTACGGCACCATAACCGGGTCCTGGTACTTCGGCAACAGTACCGCCAATCATGCTGAACCATTCGCACATTTCATCCGTGATAGCGTCTACATCTATCCATATACTGTAATTGAGTCGACATCCTGGTGGTAATTGTATCATACTGGTTTTGTATAAAAAGTAAAGGTGTTGTTGTTGTTCTGTATCAATAACAAACGCAAATTTCCGTCACTGTCTTTGTATAACGTGGGTTGACTGTAGTTACCAATGTCGGTGCTCATTTGCGGTTGCATACTGGGTTGAAAACTTCCGTTGGTCAATATCCATAAATCTGGCAGAGTACTAAAATTCCAATTGCTATCTACATTGTCTACATAAATTGCCGGACTACCATTGATATTTAGGCTGCGTGTGTAGTATTGAAAATAATAATTGTTGGGCTGGCTTGGAAAATATGTACTGGTAACATTGGTAAATGACAATCCGGCATTTATTTGTAATGCAGTAAATGAGCCGGTACCGTTATCCAATTTGTTGTCGGTCAGGATCAATAAATTATTACTTGATACTATATTTACTATATCGTGTGCCGTACCTTCTGCACCTGGTAACCCTATTACATTGAGAAAATTCATATTTCTGTCAAATATCTGCACCACGGCATTATACCCGGCAACAAGAGCAAATCCCACATTGGTAGTAACTATACCAATATTTCCACTATTGGCATCTTTAACTACAGCACATGCCCCACCACTGCTGATAAATTGTGCAGTATGAGTCAGAGTAAAATTACGCAAACCATTATTGATGTAAATATTATTGGCGTAGGTGTTAGTCCCGCCCATTACAATACTGGGCCCATCGCCATTTAAGTCACCAATACAAACTGCATGAGCCCATACAGTATCGACAAAATCATATCTGGTAAAAACAGCACCATCATTCCAAAACATCACGCTGGCAACGGGACTGCAACATAACTGATTTGACAGTGATGGACTGTCTTGAAATCCACCTAAAAAGATATCGGGTTTACCGTCACTGTCGAAGTCGGCAATAATAATGCGTTGACTTCCATAAATCATGTTGTTGCCAACACCCAACATGGCGTCGGTTTGATCTTTCAAAGTCCCGTCAGTTTGTTGTATCAGTATTTTTACAGGAACTTTGCCATGCACTGCATTGGCGTATGCGGCAGGCTCAACTGCCCAACCACTTACTACTACATCTTCAAGTCCGTCGCCATTTAGGTCGGCCACTTGAGTATTAAAAATTTCTCCGGTTGCCTCACTATTTTGATAAGTTGTCACCTGAGCTAAAGTTTGGTTAAGAACGTGAGAAACCGTCGGAGTATTTGCACTAGAGACCGAGCCCCCGCCTCCCCCACAAGCAGTTAATACTAAAGTATACAGAATTAGGATACTATATTTCACAGGTGCTCCTGTAGCTATTGATATCCTAATTATAGCATTCAAGCCATTTCATGTCAAATCAGCACGAGTATTCTTGTTGTAATTTGATATTGTCAAAGAACTCTTTCTTGACACCGGCGTCGTCCTTGAAGCTGCCTTTTAGTACTGTGGTCTGTGTTAGACTGCTTTTAGCCATAATGCCTCTATTCTCGCAACAACCATGCACTGCTTGGATGTAAACGCCCAAGTTGGGTGCACCTGTGGCTCGTTCTATTTCCCGAGCAATATCGTTGCACAACTCTTCCTGGAGAGTGCCGCGACGAGCACACCACTGAGCAATACGAGTGTACTTGCTAAGACCAATAAGTTTTTGTGCGGCGATGATACCAATGTAAGCGACACCAGTAACGGGCTGATGATGATGACTGCACATAGAGCGGAGCTCACTACGTACCACCAACATACCTTCGTATCGGTCTTCGCTATCGTTTGGAAACGCTGTTGCGTCAGGTCCTGCGACATATCTGCCCTCCATTATTTCGTTAAAATACATTTTTGCCAAACGTCTTGCAGTGCCCTTGCTGTTAGGATCCGTCTCTCTATCAATCAGCAAACAGTCTAACACTCGTTCAAATGCCTCGGTTGCTTCATCAATTAATTGAGGAATGTGTTCTTCTCGAACATACTCGCTAATATTATCTCCAGCCCAAAAACGTTTGCCGTTACGTCTCATCACGGAAGCTAGATATCCGTGACGTGTGCCTTCGCTATAACCACCTTCATCTATTTGATTAACGATGTGTTCTTTTTCTTTAAAATCTTGTTGTGCTTTATCGTACATTTATTTTCCTTAAGTCGGGATATTGATAGTATTTAGGTTCTTGGTCAACAAAACTTAATCTTTCTATGCCTCGTTGACAATCTTCTAATGTGGGGCAATAGTGATAGCCCTGTGCAAATACTGTTTGTTGTTCCCACGGTGAGATTCTAAGATCTCTACCATCGCTGCGTGCAAGACTACACCAATCATACAATTGTTTGTCATCTGTTAGTATAGCACCAACACGGCCTATTTGTAAAGGCTTTCCGTGCCCAAAACTTACACATTGCACTTGTCCGGGGCGATACATACCTAATTTTAAAAGTCTAGCACTGTCCCAAATTCGAGTAGCTTCAAACTTGTATTCGCCAATCCATTGTTGTCTATGCGGTAATGAGTCGGGATAGAACTCGTAATTGACGCTAAGTTGCTGCAACATCATGGGGATGCTAAGGTACGTGTATGGAGTCAATGTGGTAGCAACAATACGGTCATGTCTAAAACACAATTCTAGAGCATGAGTACATCCATCAGTGACAACCACGTAAGGAGCACCAGTGAACCGGCTGAGCTTTTCTTCAAACTCAAATAATTTATCAAATGCCATTTCTTGTATACCATTTGTAAGCACTATCAATGATAGTTTCTAAATCGCTGAACAACGGAGTCCAACTCAATTGTTTTCGTGCTTTACCGGCATCAGCATATAACTGTGCCGGATCGCCAAAACGTCTTGGGCCATATGATATTTGTTCCATCTTGCCGTATCGGGAAGTAACATAGCTAATGATTTCCAAATTGCTTGTACCTTTACCGGTACTGAGATTGTAAACGTGTGCACCCATTTGCGGATAGTCGTCCAACATCCAACTTGCACCTAGCACATGTGCTCGTGCAATATCCCACACATGTACATAGTCACGTACCGCAGTATGATCGTCGGTGCCAAAGTCAATACCATTCAAAACAAATGCAGTACCTGAGAGTTTGGCTTCTAACAATCGTGCCACAATATGTGTAGCACCAGGTTCTTGTCCTAGATCAAAGTTGACAGGTTCGGCACCAGCAGCATTGAAGTATCTAAAGCACATACTTTGTAAGGCATACGCACCCCAATAGTCACGTAGTATACTTTCAGTCATGGCTTTTGTATTGCCATATGGACTAATAGGCTTTACGGGATCATCCTCTACTAAAGGCAGTCGATCGGGCTCGCCGTATACACTGGCACTACTAGAAAACATAATGACAGGTTTTTTGGCGATATCCTTGACAACATTAAGCAATTGAATTGTTTTTGCTATGTTATTGTTGTAGTATTCTCCAGGATCTTTCATGCTGGGTCCTACTAAGCTAGTGCCAGCACAATGCACAACAACATCAGGCTCGTTCATGCGAATAAAACTCAAGGCCTCATCGCTAACAAAGTCATTTATGACCCACCCATCCATATTTTGTAATGTATGATCTCGTTGTACTTGATCAATAATGTATACAGTATCGCCACGTTGTTTGAATGCACGAGCCACATGACTACCAATATAACCACACCCACCAGTCACTACGATTTTTCTAATCATTAAACATTTCCTTAATTCGTTGCAATATCAAATTTTCAACTCGGTTACTGTTAACAAGTTTATAATTATGTTCTATTTCTTTTCTATGACTAAAGTAAAAATCTTCTATATAATCTCGTCCCTTACTTACTATTGTAACAATACTATCAATTTTTTTCAAAATTGTCATATCATCATATCCATCAGGCAATAAATCTTCCAACATTTCAAAACCTAGTCCTTTTAAGTATGCAATATGTCCTCGTGCACCTAAAATTAAAGGTATTTGCCCGCTGCGAAATGGCTTATAACTCTTTTCGGTCACCACAGGAAGATTGATATTTCTACCGTAAGGATATTCTTCGGATTCCGATTCGGTTACAATATTACAATAAGCATTATTGTAAGCCAAGTTATTAATTGAATGATCGTTTACAAAATTTTTTACTTGAGAAGTTGATTCAATGGCACGAATAGGTAGTAGATCTAGATAACCTTGAAAGTCTGGAAGTGTATTAATTATATCTGGTGCCGGCAATTTATTTACCCACCAACTGTTATAATCATTCTGAGAAAAAATAATACTCCCTAATAAATTATTTTTGTAAAAATTATAACCTAAAATTAAACGATGTAGTACACCAGCATTATTGTTCAAACAACTAAATCCATATGGCAAATTGGCATTTAATAATTTAAAATTTATACTACTGATTGTTCTGGACCAATAAAATATTGGATATGATATTTTCCAATGCAGATTATCAACTTTGGTGTTGTTGTATTCTAATGTTTGCATGAAAACATTTTTATTGACTAATGCAGGATGATTAAAAATATTTGCCTCGTTGCTAAAATATCTCCAAACATCCGAGTTAGTCAATACAACAGTATCCTCGGGTATACTTAATTGATTTAAAATTGTTATTATTGTGCCAGGATCTTTACTACTGATATTGACAATTTTTTTATTTGTGCCAGGTAGTACATCAAGCAAAGGCTTAATATTTCGATTCATGTGTGTGTTTACGATAGTCAACACTATTACGAGACCACCGGTTGTGTTCCCACCGCTTGTGTCTATTGTTACTGGTACCTTCCAAGATATCAACAACGCGATCAATAGTACCATCAGTCCAATCAGAGATCCGACCCATGTTAGGACTTGGATCATTTAACAATGGATACAATTTGTTGATAGCATCATCTATGCTCCAAGGCACATACAATCTTGTATGATCGTTAGCAAAGGTCTCAGGGAAACTCCTATAAGCAGGATATAAAACATTACATCCGAGAGTATCTGCTTCACTGACAGTGTTGGACACCCAATCTTGAAGAGCACAATTAAATAGCACCCGAGTATCGTTAAGTAAAGCGTAATAATCATTTTTCTCTAAGTCCTCGTGCAGGGTTAACAATCCACGTGCCTGCATGTCACGTGTACGGTTCATGTAACTGTCGTTATTGCTTTTTAGTTTAGCACCACTAAACACACAAAACTCTACGCCTAGATGTGGATAACGTCTCGTCCATTCTTCAATAAAGTCCATGTAAAAGTCTGGTTGCTTTTCTTGATCCCAACGTGCCGCAAAGCCCACACGTAGTGCACGTTCTCGAAACGGCTTTAAGTCACCAGGAACTCGTGCACGTACTTCCTCCTTGCCAAATGCCAATCCCGAAATATTATATACGGGGGCTTCCCAGCCTGCGATCTTCATGTGCATTACCATTTCTTCATTTGAGGCTAGGACGATGTCTGCGAACGAGTCCACCATTTTCTCATACAAGCCCATCCATTTCGACATGCCCCATACATGTACGAAATCGTCAGGATCAATACTTTGAGCAAGACAGCGAACAGCAACACGGGGCCGAAAATCAGGGGCAATTTGGTCAAAAATATATGGCAAACTTTCGATACCGGGCTGGAACATGTCTTCAAAGTAAATGACATCTTCATTGGTTACATCTCCTGCTTTAAGTCGTCGAATTAAATTCATTAACTGGCTCATACCAAAGTATGTACGTCCATGTGCGTCTAACACTTGTCCTGTAACAATAGCTTGGTCGTTGCTGAGAGTTTCGCCGGTTACTAATTCATAATTAATACCACGACGTTTAAATACTGCTTCGTTCCAATCTTGCAGTTGTAATGTATATCTTGCTTTATAAGGCTCTAGGCCCATGTACCATAGTTTTCTCATATTACGCTTTCTTTAAAAATGGTTCAAGTTCAGGAGCAGTCCAACCTAGAGGTTTAAGAACCTTGCCATCTTCACGTTTACGAACCTTGCCGGTATCTCGATCAATCTTTTCAAAGTTGGTACGCATAACTTCTTTCCAAGCACCTTCAGCATCAGCACCCATACTGTGTATAGCACCGATTGTAACAACTAAGATATCAATTAATGCATCTAATGTTTCGACCGGATCGCTATTGTTCATAGCAACAGTTAATTCATCGTGTTCTTCTTTGATCAGCCCTACGTACATACCAAACTGTTGAGTATTGATGTTGTCAACAGTTTGATCGCACGCCCTCATAAACTTTTCTTGGTCTCTAAAAGGATTAGTCACGATTTTGTTCCCTTACTCGCCAATTGGAATTGGTATCACGTGGCCTAAATGTAGTACGTTCACGATTGGGAGTACGCCAATGATCCCACGGTTCTTTGCCCTTGGTATACCGTACAAACTCACCATATGGTGTACGCTCGTTGTAGAGATGACGTTCATCAAAAACGTATCCGTAGTCTACGCAAAATTGCTTGTAAACTTCTAGGTCTTCAAAAATGTTTTTGACTTCTTGTTTCATGGTCAAATATTTTTTCAGATTTTCGTTTGCCATATATGTTCCTTAAATTACTATGGATTGACTTGGACGGGTGAGGTTGTAGTTAATGACGCATCCGTTTTCACCGTCCTCGGATACTTCAATTGTGACGTCGCGATTGGGATAACGTCCGGCAATTTGTACATACAAATCATCTGCGATCATTTCGCAACTCTTGTAGTCTAATGCTAGTATACTATCTTTATATAAGTTTTCCAACCAACGCTTGAACTGAATAAATTCAATGTCGCGATCATTGTGGAATACATCAATTGCCACCCTAAAGTGGAATATATGACGATGAGGAGTGCCCAAAAACGATACATCATATTCATCTCCTGTTGCTAGTTGTGGGTCTGTTGCAGCAGCTGGATAGCAATGAATGCCTTCCTTTTGAAACGTTACAAATATTGTACGTCCAGCGGCAGTTTTAATTCGTTCTACAGTTTCTCTTTCGGCTTGAATCATAATGGTGAGTCTTTAGTATATTGTGACCAATCAGTAAACACTGTTCGATCACGTAGGTTGTGTAAACTATGACACCAAACTCCGGGATTGGATTTTGCAAAGTCTTTGTCATCTAGTTTGAGTACTGCGTTATACCCCAGTAACTGAATATACGGCAGTTTAACCGATATCATGGGGATAAAGTTGTTGAACTCTACCAGCCCACTTTCGGCTAATCCTTCTACACAAGTGCTATCTATGTCTAGAGTGCATAGATAACCTCGTTGTAAAAATGGTTGAATCATGTCTTCCCATGGTTGCCAAACGCCAATGTCGTTAACATCGCACTTGGGAAAGCTCATGTTGGCACCAAAGTAAATATGTTCAATTTGATTCAACGATAACGCTTTTGTAATTGCTTCGTCAGTTTGTACTCCAACTACAAACAATGTTCTTTTTCCATGTGCCGGAGTATGTTCTACTTCGGTGCCATAGAAAAAATCCACATCTTCAAAGCCATCTCTGATCATCGGGTTCCCCTCGTGCTATTTGTTCTTTTATTTTAACAATATCTTCTTTGACATGCAACCTTTGTTTCTTCAGTTTGGTCATGTGTTCATCGGTAAACATACCAGTTTGTTCCATTTTGTCAATTTTTTTATCCAAAGTGGCATGTTCTTTTTCTAGATGTTTGAGTCGTCCGGGTAAGGTCATTGTTCCTCCAATTCGTCAAGTCGGTTGTTGTCTAATTCGGGTTCTACATACTCAAACAATTGATTAAACATAGTGGTGCTGTTACGTGCTTTCTTGCCAGTGTAGCCACGTCCACCAACGATCTCCATCCAATAGTCATCGTATTTTTTAATTATTGCTTCGCTGGCTGCTCGGGTAGGAGCCGCAAATATACTTTCCACAACATCTTCAAATTTGGCATAGTCGCCTTCGCTGCGTTGCATCATGCCGGGTCGTTCGCCTGCATCAAAACGTCTATTGGCTTCTTGTACCGCAGTCAAATGCATCCAAACATTGTGGCTCATCAGTAACATATAACTAAAACTGTCCCACGAACTACGTCCTTCTTTGCCGTTTTTGTTCAAGTCACCGGGCTTATATATACAGATGTCTCGCATAGTTAGCAAATCGCTCACCGGACTGGCTTGCCAAGTTGGATAGTAGCCATCGGCAACTACAGCTTGTCCGTATGGACGTGTGTCGGTGCTGTATTTTTTATCATCAGGACCGGCCGCCATCTTGTAACTCCATTTGCCTTGGTCGGGAAATGCGTTTTCGTAATAGACCTGTCCGTTTGCAGTTGCCAGGAAAGGACTTGCACAATCAAACGATATAGTAAAATTGGGGTTGGCATACCGGCGAACATTGCGTTGGATAACTGTGAGCAATACTGCCCATTCCAGTTTACTAGTGCCCAAAAAGTGCATCCAATCATGAACACCTTCTTGTAACAAACCATCGTACTTTAACGCAATCAATCGATCCAGTATTAGATGTACATCGCACATGTTTTGTCCGCCCATGCCCCAACCATTAAAATGCGTATCGGGATACTGTGCTGGATCACAATAGTGTTTCATGGTTTCGTACCAATCGTCGGCTTCTTTGTGACTAGCACCTTGTAGCACATTCAAGAATCTAGCACCACCGTTACGAATGCCTTTGCGATTGTTTATGAAGTATTCGTTATTGAATCGAGTGGCATCTACTGCTTCTTGGTGCTTGGTAATTTTACATTTGCTTTTGGCAAATTCGTCACGCACAACCCAAGTGGGAATATCCAGGCCCATGCCGTACGTGGCACTGCCATCCAGCCATTTAAGCACACTATCACGCATCTTTTGTGCTCGAGGACATCCCGAGTTGGCTTTCCAATCGCCTTCCCACAAGCCCTTGGCAATTTGGAATCCGCCCGAGTCGCCAACCAGTGTAGTGCCCTTTTCACGTTTACGCATCATGTTTTCGGCCGGCACTTCCTTGGTCAAATCCAAGTTGGCATGTCCGCCTGAATGTAGACTCCACTTGTACGGAAACAGTGCCTGCTGACTGTTGAGCCAATTCAGTTGCTCCATGCTGGTCAATCCAGCGGGAAAACGTTTGGGGTCTACATAGTCATTGTTGACCTGTTGCTTGCCCACAAACGTAGCATAAAAGCCACTGATAGCGGGCAAAAAGACTGCATAGTCGTTTTGTTTTTGTGTTAAGTTATCTTGTGCCATAAAATTGTACAGAGTTTATTAGTTTGTAATCTTCTTCGAAGTAGTTTTGTATTTGTTCAAGGTATTTAGATTCGTTAAGATAGTGCTGAAATATTTCTTTAAACCGTCGGCGTTCGGGACTGTGTTCGCTTACGTGTTGCGGTTCATATGCGGCATAGCGATTGGTACCATAGTACCCGGCAATTAAATCAGCAAAGTTCTTGGAATAGTTTTCATCACACCGCAAGAAAGTACAACGATCAGTATCAAGTCCGTGTACAAATTTTACTTGTTTTTCTGTATGGTCGTCAAATACTACTCTATCAAATACTAGTTCAACAGTTTCTCGATCATCGAATTCAAATTCAGGATGATACAAAAACATACACTCGGCAATACCACTTAACCAACGATCCACGGGATCACGTAGTGCAATGATGGCATGTTTGTCAAGTGCATCAGTATGGTAATTGTAAAATTGCCAGCCCCAATCTTGCAAATTGGGTTTGGTCCACGACGTGGCATTCTTGGGAATGTAAACGTACATTAAATCACTGTCAGGGTGACTCATGCACTCACCATAACGGTGACCTTTGTTTTTCCACTCGTCCAAGAAGCCGGCGTCGACGATCACTTGGTTTGTGCAGGAATAATGTAGTCGTATTCGATAAGTCCACTGTCTACAGTGATCTTACTTGCACCTTCGTCACTCATTTTGAATGTTTTGTCTCCGGGCAAGGCCAAGATAGCCAACACCACGTTAACGGGCCAATGCCAACTTTGCTTGGTAAAGCTACCAGTAACTCCGGCTTGGAAAACAAAGTTACCGGCATGGCTAGTTGGGTCACCAAAGTAAAATACCAAATTGCCATTGCTGTCAGTCTTGGCCGTAAACGTAGTTTCTTCACTGTTGGCACTGGCTTGATAACGAAGTCGTGTAACATTGGCAACTGCGGGCACAAAATCCACACCCCACTTGACACCTTTAAACTTCACAGTCTTTAACTTGTCATTGATCACATTGGCATCCATGAACCGATAGTCGTTTTTGAAGTCGCCCACTTTGTTTTCAAAGTGAATACCACAAGGCACTGTATCGCCTGTGCTGTTGGTTTGAGTGTTAATGGTAATCTTGGCATTCTCTCGATATTCTTCAATGCCCAAAATAGTTTTTAGTTTGCCTAAATTTGGCATACCAAATGTACCAATAAAGTCAGAATGTGGGCTTTTAAAACGTGCTTCTAAAATAACAGTTCTATCTTCGCTTACGCTATTGATCAGCGTTTCTGTTTCGGTACCGGTAATTTTAATTAGGTCAATATTGCCCAGTCCGTTGGTGTGTTGTACGATGTCTTTTAAATAATCTTGCATAATTTCTCCTATAAGTTGATTGTAACAGATGTATTTAGATTTGTCAATTTGTTTTTATAAATTTCTTTAAAAACGGTGAAATTGTCACGTGTGATTTTTCGGCCACCAAAGCCAACTGTTGGCACATGGTCGAATGCATTGGATGTGAAGCACGGCTAACGTCCTGACTGTCAAAGTTGTCAAAAGTTCCCCAATTGTCTAGTTTGGTGTATTCGCCCGTAAAACCGTAGCGTTGGCACAGATCAGCAAACGGCACAATACTGGACACATTCATTGCCGACACCACAAACAACAGAGTGACTTGAGCATTACGGGGTCGGTTGTTGCGTAACCATTCTAAATTTTCCAACAATGCATCAAACTTTCCGGGTCTACGAACCACCTCGTATACCGATTCAGATCCGGCGTCGACACTGATATGAAACTCGCTGATGTGTTCAAGTATGCTTGATGTTGGCAACAGTTTTTTCATTAACAAACCATTTGTGTGTAGCTTGATGGTTTGATGGTTTTTGGGTTGCCAATTCAACAACAACGGACGCATGATTGCACTGGCCAAGGGATCGCCATTGCCGCTCATGACAATATGCACTGGTTCTGTGAATTGATTTACAAGATCGATCAAATGCATTACCTTGGCCAATCTAGTGTGGTATAGCGGGCCCGAGGTGTGGTTAATGGACTGCCTACGACAACTAGGGCACGATAAGTTGCAACTTTCGTCGATATTGATGCCAATTTGGTATCGATTCATAACATGATCGGCATTGATAATGCCACAATGTTGTACAGCACAATAGGTATAACTGCGATCCAGTATTGTTTGTTGTAACTTGATGGCAATAGGATTGGTCCATACGTCTTGCAAACGATCAAAGTCGGTAATATTGCCCACACTGACTGGAAGATGTGCTTCGCATTGGCAAACATAACAGTCACCTTCAAGATCGATGTTGACCACTCGGAACGGTTGATCACAGTGATTGTTGATAGGCGTGGGCCAGTCCTGTCCACGCGGATAGTTGGCAAATATTATGGGGTTATACTGCATTGTTTCTTGCTACAATTTTGCCCATGGCCTGATGTGCCTTGATTGTGTGCAACACCCCGGGACGTTGAATCTCTAACCAGCTGATGTTTGGGGCAAAGAAAAAATCTTCAACAATTTCAAATCCCACGCTTTCGCAGGTGGGAATCAATAGACTTTTTGGCATGTAGGTTTGAGCAAAGTTTTCGGCCATGCCGGCACCGGCCGGAGTATCGCCGTCGTTGTAACTGAACAAAAACACTCCTCCAGGTCGCATAACAGTTTGCAGTTGCTTCAGCACCTGTGTCACAGTATCTAAACTAACGTAATTGAAATGTCCCCAACTAAACACAAATGCAAATTGATTTTTTGGCAATGCACCGAGATCGTAATTTTTTAACGGATACTTTCTTAATCGATTTTGATATGGTGCAGGAAATCGACTGTTGGTGCTGTCTAAAAATTCAGGAAATGGATCCATGATATAAAGCGGATCGGCAGCTACCAAAAACTGTGTCCATTCGCCGTCTCTACATCCTATTTCCAAAGCCGGATAACGCCAATTGGTGTGCAGCAGTATTCGTTGCTTGACAGTTTGCTCGACATCTTCACGTAGTGCAATTTTGCGATTATTACGCACATTGTCAATTCCGCCAGTGCGTTCTTCCAGTTCGTAACTGTCGCTGAACAATCGATGTGCAATATCGGTTATCTTGTTTGTTAAATGAGTCAGTGTGACTTTGTTTTGCTCCAAGGGCAATTGAGTTTGAGTCAAGATATTGTCGTAGTGTGCAATTAAAGTATCGATATACTTTTCGTATTCGGGATCGATACTGTTGACCTGTAATCGAATATTGCCTAGTTTGGTTTTTAATTCGTTAATGGATGCAACCACCGGGCCAATATCCAGTTGTTGGCTCAACGACTGTTTTAACGAAACTAGATCGTGCAACGACATCTTATTCCCAACTAAACAAACTGTCAAATGTGCTACTGATATCGGTATTGGCTTCAATATCCCAGCCTAATACTCCCAACAAATTTTCTACCTTTTGATCCACAATAGTACTTTCCATAAGTCCGTTGTCAAACGGCAAGTCTTTGAACCACTGTGGAATATGTAACACGTCTGTGGGATAACCAACACTGGTATAGCCTAAAGGATTGTCTTTTAATTTGCACACAATGGTTTTCATACCATCAACAATAGCACTACTATAGTTATCTCCGTGCATACGCTTTAGATTATTCCAGTTCATTGCGGCTCTAACGTGTCCGGGCATGTTGGCTTTGCCTAGTCGTTGTTCTTCGGCAGTGTACTTGGTTAGGTTGTTGACACGTTTGGGAGTGCCCTTTTCCCAAGCCGGACGATCTTTAAAAGCAATCTTGAACTCTTTTACCTTTTCAATAACGGTGTCACGTTCGGCTCCAGTTAGCACATCCATCAAGATCTCGCTCAAAAAGTTTTGCACCACCTTGGGAGTGTCACTTCGCTTCAAGTCCAAGCCCATGGCTTTTACTTTACCTGGGCTACCATGTGTGTCTAAACGTTTGCCTTCTTTGTCTACAATAAGAACTGCATAGCGTTTCTTTTTAATAAACAAGCCTTTACTAGCAACAAGTTCTCGACCGCCCTTGATGATAGCTCCCATTTCTCTAGGACAATGAAATGCACGTTCCATAAATGCCGGGAATGATTCGTTTACCGAGTCAGCAATGGTATCATATAACTGTATAGCGATGTCTTTGTTCCATTCCATTTTACCAGCTTCAACTTCTTCACGCACCATGGGCCAAGCCGAGAAGTAAACCGAGTCAGTGTCACCGTATATGATTGCCTCGCCCACGTGATCGTACCGGCCAGTTATTGCTTCATTGACATGGCCATCCATGTGGTGTGCAATTCCGCGTCCGGTAAGTGTCGTTGATTGTCCAATACGCTTGTCAAAAAAACGACAACCAGGGTTGAGTAAAGCACCATATAAACTATTAAGATTAATTTTCTTAACCAGTTGTCGTTTATCCCAATAAGCCTTATCTTCATCTGTTTCTGCTTCTTTAAGTTTGGCCTGCATTTGTTTGCGTTCGGCATACCAACGTTCTAGCAACGCTGGTATAATACCTTTACGGTCATACTTGAATATGGTACCATTAGCACTCAGCGTCCAAGGTTGATTACTGTTAAAAACAATATCCCATACCTGTTTGGCACTGTGTACGGTTTCTTTTCCATCTTCCCAGTCTATTGTGATCTCGGTACCCACTTCACCTGCCATGACAGCAGTATATTCTAAACTGCCAAACAGGCCCTCCCATGCATCTGCAAAGTTACCACCGTTCTCACGCATCTTGTTTGCAATGTAGAGATCGGTCATTACGGGCCGGAGTTGCCCGATGATGGTTTCCGGTCCCATGTTAAGGGCTCGAATAGCCGAGGGATAGAGACTGTTGATGTCGATTGCCCCGATGTATTCGTGCATGCCTCTTTTGGGATAAGCAACATAGGCACCTGCGGCTTGCGTTTGTTCTTTGTCATCACGACCCTTTCTGTTAGGAACTACCATACCACGTTGATGAGCATCGTTAATAATCGCCTGCTCGGTCACTGCCACTGCACCCATTGTAGTGGCCAGCAATACTGTGTTATCATGTGCCAATTCGTTTGCAAGATCCAAGAAGCGCAGTTTCTTGTCAAATTTTGCAATCAGCATTGTGTCCTGTCGGTTATACTCAATAAACTTGGGAAAGTCCATGTTGTACAATTGATCCAGTGTTCCTTCATAAGGCGTTTTGCTTTCGCCCAGTTCGTATTCGGCAATAGCATCCAAGCTATAACTGTGTCGTTCTTCGTATGTGTACTTGCGGTACAGTTGCATATAGTCCATATGCACACGACCAATCAAGTCAAATGTAATATTTTCTGCACCAAAGCGTTCAAATGTACGCTCTTTAGGCATTTGATTCCACAAACACAAACGTCTTAGGTCATCTCGGCTCAGAGCTTTCACAATACGTCCCACAGTATAGGGAATATCAAAGCCTTCACTGTTCCACCCACTTAGTATGTCGGCGTCTTGTATAATATCCAAGAATGTATTGATCATGTCTTCTTCACGTTCAAAAAGAAAACAATTGTCAAACTTACTGCATATCTCTTTGGCAGTATCCCAACTTATTGATTTTGGAGGAACTACTAGAGTAACTAATTTATCCAACCAATCTAGGTATAAAGAGAACGCGGTAATTTTATTAAACGGATCTTTTGTTGGGGCATAACCTTTAGTGGGATCAAAATCAACCTCAATGTCAAAAAATGCAGTTTGTAACTTAGGCGAGTTCGCTCCCAAGTAATTTGATTCAAGACAACGAAATATGGGATTGATATCACTTTCCCATAGTCTTTTACCTGAATTTATTTTTAGTTCTTTATGATATTCTTTGCTATTCCTAGTATGGAATCGCGAAACCGGAGTATCAAAGATGGTGCGGTGTCGGCCTTTGGGATCGTCGTAATAAAAAACATACTCGGCAGCATATTCTTTATAAACTCGTTCACCATCAACACGTTCAACAACGTGTATTCGATCTTTTGCTCGGTCAAAGAGAGCGTCTACATAACTCATATGGTTCCTTTATGTGATTTTGAGCTCACACATACTCTACATGTTGGTTGAGCCAACGACTCTATATGCTTTTACTTATCATTCTGACAAGCCCCACACTGTCAATTGTTATCAAAAAAACTGCATTGGCCATTAAGCCAAAACTGCCTCGAGTATAACAACTCCACGCACTGGCACAACATCCCGATATAAAAATACAGTACAAGGGTATAATGGGAATATCCGGTGCCGTCACAGCAAACATTACAGCACTGACCACACTGCAAAGCCAAGCAAATGCTTCGGCACAAAAACGCAGTGGATTGCTTGCCCAATCTCGTTGAATGTACTGGATAATATTTTTGATCATGCGGTCAAGTTGGTCCAAAAACGAATACTGTTGCGTGCCCAGATGTCAAGCAAACGTCGATCGTATTTGGCAGTGCTTCGTAATTTGGCATCGATTACGGCATACAATTCGGCACCGGTGGCACGTAGTACGCCCAAGTCCGTCACATGTTCGGTCCATTGATACTGACTGTCAACCACTGTGGGAATGAATTGAGCCGACTCCAATATGGCCAAACTAAAACATTCGTTCTTGCTGGGCACAAAAGCAACACGGCACTCACTGATCAATTTGAACATTTCGTCTCGTTGATCAAGACCAAATGTGTACACATCTGCACCGGCAAATAGTTCACTGTCAGGCTCGTGTGTGATCACAGTCGGGGTCACTGCCAATGCCCGTGCCATGGCCATGAATTCTCTGGCACCTTTACGATCGGTAGTGTCGCCGATGTATAACAATCCACGTGTTTGATTGGATCCTATTAGGCCTTGTGGCACAAATGGTGGCGGAGTGTAAACGGGTCTTTTGGGATGAACTTGATGACTGTAAGGAGCACACATGCCAACTCGCCATTCGGTACTGTTCACAACATCAATCTGTTGTTGCAAATATTCATCACTCAAGAAACTGTAACGCCCGTCGTTGTTCATTACATCACTCTCGTGTTGTACAAATATGCCATTATGGTAATTGGCCGATGCAGCAAGGTAACTGTGCAAGTCGTGTGCAACAACCAAATCAGCCATTATACAATTTTGGTTACAGACTTTGTCTATATCTTGTATAATTTGCGGATCCACCTGCAACCAAACGTGTCCGTCTCGCATGTTGGGTTGATAAGTACTGACATCGTTTGAGTATAATACAGTATCTGCACGTATCGCCTGAGTGGGCCGTGCATCGGTAATAAACACAGTTCGATACCCCATGCTCTTGTGCAAATCTAATACAGTATTGATATAACGCACAATGCCGTTGGGACGTACTAATACACTACTACAGGTATGAACAATAGTCTTCAAAGTGTTTTACCAACTGTTTCCAAAATTGTGTTCAATTCGTCATGATCTCTATTGGTTTCACCTAAACGTGCTTTGTGTGCAATTTTGATTGCCTTCTTTAGCGTGGCCGGTTTGATTTCTAGCTCTTCACCAATTGCCTTGATTGTTTCATTAAGCCCAGTGTTCAAGTCTTCTACTTCTTGCATTACTTGGCATCCCTCATTTATAAGTTGAGTCAATTTAATTTTTGCATCACCATTAAACGTTCTGTTGTAATCGGACATTTGTTTCTCCTAAAATTGTATTATACGGGAGATGTTGTAGAAATGCAATAGTAGAATGCTCACTTTGTACAGAATCTGGCGTAACTCATGTACTGGGCAGCAGCCGCCCACTTGACGCCTGGGCTTGCGCCCTAACCGTTGCGACAACGGAACCTAAGGTAGGTGTCTGTTGACCAAATCCAATACTTCTTGTAATGTGCTTACTGCGATATCATCATTGGGGATTGTGATTTTATATTCGTCTTCGAGTCTAAACACCAACTCCATTCGAGCTAGACTGTCTATACCCAAACTGTCCAAAGTGGTGGATAAAGTCCAATTGGTGGCATCAAGATCTTGGTCCTGGGCTATAAAATCAAACAATTGTTGTGGTGTTATCATATAAATACTTAGTGCCGTTGCGATACGGACCGATAAAGATTTGAAGAACCTGAGGATTTTCCGTGTCTCTCCTCTGGGCAACAACGAATTGGCAGACGAGCTTCATTAATTATCACGGCACGCTTTATGCACCACGCCACTGTGCATACAATCCAGTTACGTACATCATATCGTATTCACCATAATAGAGTTTGTTTAATTCGGTTTTTACTGCTGGAGTCAATGATCCGGTACCGGGCACCACGTCAAAAGCAAAAATCATATTGCCATCTTCGTCGTCTCCAAGATAGTCACCGCCCAATCGTCCCATTACAATATCAATATTTTTATCAACTATCGCGTTTCTTCTTTTTGCCCTTGCAAGATCATCGGCATTTTTTTGTTTGTGTAACTTTTTATATTTAAGATCACTATTTTCCAATTCTACGTAGCCGCGAACTTCAACCCCGGGAATTTGTGCTAGACTCATCCAATTACGTTTACCGCCGGGTGTTTGTTGTGATCCAGCAAGCAAGGTTATTTTTAATATGCTTAGTGCAACACCATACAGGGCTTTGGCAATGCCCTGTCCTCGATAATCTTCATCCACTGTGACGGTACTCACTTGGTATGCATTATTGATAGGAAAACCTACCCGCATCAATTTCAATTGTCCGACGGCTTCTTGCCCTGATTGATCTAATATTCTTATTTCTAAAAAACGCCCAGTGTCAATGGTGGCATAATTTAATCCACTGCCACCCGGTAACGGTTTTATATTCTTTTGGCTTACTGCCCTGGGATCGGTATACCTAGGATGTTTTAACACATCTTTACCACCTGTATATTGATATGATTGTAAATTTTCAATTTCGGTTATCTCGTCTTCGCTTATGGCACCGATACCTATACCAATACCGGCACTAGCCAATGTATATTTTACAGTGTCGATCCAGTTTTTGCCGTTGACTCGACTCACCACAGTAGGTATAACAGTATTCAATACTGCCTGTAACAACATGTTGGTCTGTGCTGGAGAAAGTTGTACATTTTGCGCTATATGCAACAAGCCACCAGTTAATAGTGTACCAATGGTTGTTATTACACCACCTTGTATATAAGGATTTGTTTTGGCTTTGACTAGAATTTCTTTAACTTGTCCACGAACTGAAGGATCGGCTTTGGCTAATAATGCTTGTGCTTGTTCAACGTAATTGTCAACAGGTTGTCGAGCGACTTCGCCAACCTCATCTTGGTAAAAATCTATTACAGCATCAGTAACTTGATTAGCAACTTCGGATTCAAATAAACTTTCATCTACGGCACGTGCATACTCTGTAGCATGTCCACTGCGGTCTACATGCCAAGCATAAAATCTAATATCAGGATATTCTTGGTGTAACTTTAAAAATGATTCCAAATTGGGCTTTGAATCATCGTACATAATTGCTTTGTTATAAGGATATCCTGTTAACAATCTACGTATAATACGTGCTTTCTTTTCATCAATTGGCACAGGATCTTGATCATTTCCTGCACGGTACACATGTACCTTGTTCATATCTATGTGCCATTGTTCAAATGTTTTTAAGAATATTTCTTTATTGTTAAAGTCACTTCTAGCAGTAACCATTACAACTTTATTACCGGTTGCAATATCATTTTTCAATTGCTCAATCATGGGTGCAATTGGTTGTGCATGTTTGAAAAAGTCTTCGGCATCTCTAAATGCACCAAAGTCAAATTCTTCGCCGGGTTGCTTTTTGTACAATGTAAACTCGTGACTGTCTAGGGTCTTGACAGTTTTACCATTGCGAACTACACCAACTCGAGTATTAGTAGTTACTAGCGTATCGTCAATGTCAAATATAACTAATTTCTTTTCGCCAACAGCTTCGTCAACGCCTTCTTTGGCATGTTTCTTTTTGCCAGCTTTCATATTAGCCAACCAGTGTGCCATACGAGCTTTCTCTCCCGTACTATGTTTGGCCGTTTTACGTAGGCTACTTACACTTGCTTTAGTATTAACACCACTGCGTTTAGCCAATCCTTTGCGTCCAGGATGCTTACCATCGGCAAAGTTTTCGCTCATGATCCAAGTGTCGGGAATTTGTTTATACTTTTCTACCCAGAGATCATGCATTTTTTGTCCGCTTATACCATGACTCTTGGCTACACGTGTCATGATCTTGTCTATGATATCGTATACTTTGTCGTCATTGTCGTCGACTGCTTGTATCTGTTTTTTATGTGCTTCCAATGCGGCACGTAATTCTTCTACGGCATCTTTATCTTTGTCATGATCCATGTTTTCGTCTACTTTGTTTTGACTTTGAACATAGTCAATAGCGGATTGTACTATGACTTGATCTATCCCGAGACAGTTTTTGCGATCGCTATAGCCCTGTTTATCCATTGCGTGGAGATAGGGATATATTCCTTGGATTTTTGGGAATAGTCCCATTTGCCAGGCCAGCTCAAAACTTATTTCTCCCCTTGGACTATACCATTCGGGATCATGACGCCATTTAATTCCAAAATTGGGTTTGACACCGTTGGGCCCTTTCACTGGTGGACCGTTATAAAATACTCCGGCACTGTTAAATTCAAGACGTGTATTATTGAAGGTCATCATGTATTCGCCATCACCTTTAGACCACATGCGATAATTCATTTTATTTAACAGTGCCACAACTGCGGGATCTTGTGAGGGATCTTGTGCGGGTGCTTCTTTAAGAGGTGGAGCCGGTCTAAATTCAAACATGTCGGCTTCAACGTCCGAATACTTGCTGACAAGTTTTGCTATAACAGGATCCATTGCCTTGTAGGGAATGTTGTGTGCTATTTGAATTGGTTTAGCGTTGGGTCGGCGTAGATTTAGATAAAGATTGATTCTGTCAGGATGTATGATTTTACCTTCGTCGACATCATTTTCCCAGACATTTTGTTCGGGACGATGTTTAGCCCAAAAGCCGGCGCCAGCATCAGTTTGTTGCCCACTGCGGCGGATTTTATAGCCTTTGCTTTTCACATAGTCATACATGGTTTGAGCAATGCCTTGCCCACGATAGCGTTCTTCAACTTCTAGGTCTTGTGGTAGTAATTCGTCACCATCAAAAGCAAATAACACATGACCCAACTCACGACCGTTGCTTGTAGCCGTAACATACATTACTTGATTATCGTAATCGTCATCATCAACGTATTCATCGTCTTTTTGTATTTCAATAGAAATATCTATACCGTTAAATGCTTCTTCAGTTATGCCACTTTTTTTTAAACCAAAGTATTCGGGATTGGCCTCGGCAAAGTCACGCATGACAACACCGGCATTGGCATTGGCTTCGTTTTCTTGTGGAGTACCAGTTTCGCCTGCAGCTGCAGTCAACTCTCCGGCTAAGTTTTGTTTATGATGTGTTAGTTCGTGTGCAAGAGTGCGTAGCACATCTATGGGATTGCGATTGGCAATGACAACATTTAGTGTTTTTGTTTCTGGGTTATACTGCCCAAAAGTTGTATCAACAGGAGCATCTAGCAATGTGATTTCAGGAAGTTCTTTAATTCCCAATTGCTCAGCGATCCAAGGAATGTACTTTTGTACAAATGCCCGGTTGTCGCTTTCTTTAGAATACTCTTTTGCTCGCATAATGAGTATTTAGTGGAACATCAAGAAGCTATTCATAACATCACGTCGATTAGCTGCTCTGTCGCCGTGTCCGCTGGCAAATACTACCACATTCCATTTACGTACTGGTCCTACTGGAATTTTCAACATTTCATCGTAGCTGATAATAGTATTGGGACGTATAGGTTGACTACTTTCCGCACCAAACGTTTTAATTAAACGTTGTTTAAATTCTTCCCAAGCTTCGGGTGATTTAAATTGTGTACGCCCTTCGGCATCCTTGATGGCCTTGCCTTTGGGATTGGTTACAATCAAGTCTCTAAACATATCTTTAGGCACTTCAAATGCTTGTTTAACTGTACCGCCACCGGCAATGTGTTGCTTGATTGGTTTGACTTCGCGACTTTTAGCTCCGCCACTGTGCTGAATTTCAAAGTTGTCGGGCAAGTTGGCCAATGCTGCCATGGCCATCTTGGTATAAGCATAAAAATCCACATCCGGATAGTCACGTGCTACTTGTAATGCCATGTCTAAATATTCTTTACTGAAGAAGTCACCAGCATCATGCCAACGTACTACAAGTTTCATTCCTTTAGCAGCAAGTCCGCTTTTGATTTTATCAATGTTGGCTCGTAACATAGCAAACCACTCTTCGGGATGATTAATCAAAAAGTTAAGACTACGAGCAGCACTCATGCTACTGGCCGGGAACATTACATAGCCGCCTTTTCGTGCATAACAAAACAGTTGACAAGCACCGGCTCCGGGACAGGTTACAATTTCCACAAAGTCACCGGTCGCTTCGTCCATGATAATTCCGGCCAGCGCAGGTAGTGTTAGGTCCAATACTACCTCGCCCTCAGTGGCACTTTTTAACATTTTGGCGTTGGGACTGTCCAGTATGCTTTTGGGTCTAGCCATTATTTGTCTAGCCAAGTCATCTAAATCCCATTCATTGACCGGATTGCCTTCATCATCCACTTGATCATCTTTGGTAATGGCCTTGATATTACTGCCATGTATTATACCAGCAAAACGATCTTGTTTGGTTTGAGTGTCGGTCTTGATTCGTTCAGCGCGACTTTGCATTGTGCCACGATCAAGTCTACGATGCGGAGCATTTAGTCCAATGGCTTCATCAACTTCGCCGCCGATGTGTAGGGGCTTGACTGTGAATCCACCTAGTTTGGTGCCCTTGGATTCGATTAAAAATTCACTTGCTCTCATTTTGCTGTTGCTCGTAGCATCCATGCATGTTTACGGAACGCATCAATACGTTCGGCCAAAAAGTTACTGAATCCATGTTCGCCAGCCGATTCGGCCAAGTCATAGACAACTTTGATTATGCCTATCATGTGTTCGGCATCTTCTAGTAATACGAGCACCATTTCTTCTGGTGGAAGAATTTGTGTTTCGTCTGCAATTTCGGTTAATGCACTGAAGCGTGTGTAACTGGCTGGAACATATCCACCACTTTTGCGAATGTTTTCGGCAAAATCGTCAATGCTACCGTAAACTTCCTCGTATATTTTTTGAAATAGTTTGTGGTATTGATAAAATGCAGCACCTTCTACGTTCCAGTGAAAGTTGTGACTTTTTAAATAAAAACTAAAACTGCTGGCAAAAGCAATTTTAGAGGAGTTAATTAATTCTTCGTTCATAATGTATATTTAGTCAAAGTATCCGGCACGTCGCATTTCGGCCAAACGCACTGCCATTAAACGTTGTTGGCGACGTTCAGCAATGCCCATGGGCTTTTGATATTGGCTGGTCATTGGAGTAGGCCCGGACAATTTAGAAACATTTACACGTTGATTGCCGGGCGGAACTGGACTTGATGAATCATCGGGACCGGCTCCCACTGCAGGATCTGCAGCATTGTACTCGTTCAATTCAATTCCGTAGTGTTTGCATACTTTTAACAATTCGTCGTATGTGAGTAATTCTAAATGACTTACATCCACTTTGTGCTTTAACTGGTCAATCAAGGACTGTCTACTGGGACCATCTTCGTCAAGACCGGGTGTTCCGGGAATAGCACTTGTACTATCGTTTGGAACCATATGGCCATCCGCATATTCCATTACTTGCCCTTGGCCATGCCAAGCATCACCTTCACCGTGCCATGAATCTTCGTCGACGTCGTTTTCGTTCATGCCCATGGCATTGTCGATTCTGGTTTCGGCTTTGGTTTTATAGTAGTATTTGGGTCCGCCTTCTTTGGGATCAACAGCTCGCCACATGAACAATTCTTTGCCGTCTACGTTCATCAACTTGGCAGCACCCGGCACTGACATTTCTCTTGGGGCATGATGAAACGAATAGCCTTTATAGTCAATGTCTTGGTTGCCCATCATGCCAGCAACACCGGCTGCACCCAATGTAAATGCACCCAGTGCGTTTGCAAATTTGCCTTCTTCTACACCTTCAACTGTTGGTGGTTTGCCAGTAATGTACATTTTCCACTCTTTTCCAGTTTGTGCAGTTTTACGAGCACACATCTCTCGCATCTTTTGTTTTTGTTCAAACCATGCTTTACTGTTTTCGGGACCGGCACCGGGAAAAATCTTCCAAGTACGCCCATTGATCTGTATTTCAATGTTGGCAGTGCCCATTGGCTCGTCCTGACCTTTTTTGTGGCCTAATACTTGTTTACCAAATTTGGCAGTGTGTGGTTCAAATTCTGCTTCAGCTACACCTTGCTCTTTAATTTTTAAATTTTTAAATTGATTCATGCTACTGCCAAACATATTGTCAATTGCAGCTCTTGTTCTTTCTTGGTCTTGCCGTTTTTGCTCGCGTCTATCTGCGGTGGCTTGTTTTTTGGTGCCCGTTTTAATAGTCGTCATCATGTGGTCAAAAGGCTTATCGCCTGTGGTCTCAGCCACATCTCGCTCGTATCCGGTTTCTTCAGCTGCACCGCCAGCGTCGTGTGCCAATTGTTGTATAGCCGCCCAATACTTACGTGGAGCCGTCATGTCATCGCCATGCCAGCTGATCGCTTTGCCGAATTTGGCCATTACTTGATTGTAGGCCTTTTCACTGTCAACGCCAAATGTTACGGTATCATATGATCCTTCCGCCACATCCTGTTGTTTAAGAACAAACACACGTGCAGGACTAATAGGTGATTGACCTGCTCGTTGTGATTTTACTAAGACTTGCCAACTTCCAGTCATCATTTCTGGTTCACTAACTACTACACCTCGGTCCCAATACTGTTTATCATCTCTTGGAGGATTTGGTAGCATGTCTTTTGGGCCTAACCATAACATTACATGAGTTCCTGGTTGTAGTCTTGATTGTGACCCTTCCGCTACGCCCTGTTGTTCTCTAACTGCAGGATTGTCAATCTGTTGTGCCACTGCAGTCAAGCCTTCGTTGCCGTTGGTGATCTTTTTGTACATCCATGCTTCTAGTGGTACGCCCTGTTTAACAGATCGGTAAATCTTTTTTGCAGCCTCGGCTATGGCCCGTAGTTCGCCCAGTGCCATACCGTCCAGTTGTTCATCTTCCATGGCATAGGCTTCTGTGCCTCCGGTCATCATGGCTTCTTCTACACTCTCACCTAAATCACTGCCTTGAAATTCTATGTGGTCATATGGACTCCAGGGTTGGCCTGTACGACTGTCTACCTCTTCACCGTTCTCGCCATCATCAGCATATTCATAGTAATCATGACTGGCCATGTCTACACCATCAAAATCTGCGTTGTAGTCAATGTAGTATTTTCTTACCTTGCCATCAGGACAATGTACGCCACGACTCAATATTTTTTCCACTGCCACTTGTGCATCAATAACCTTCTTCATTGGGCTACCACCTTTTCGGGCTATGTCTGCCAATAGGCTCAGATCCTGTGTGTACCAAGCCTGTGCCAAAGCATGTAGATAACCCATACCATTGTCACCACCGCCGTATTCGGGACTGGGTGCAAATTCTTTTAAAGGTTTATTTTTAACACAGTTATTGACCTTGACCTCTTTGCCATAAGTGGGACTGGCCTTTGATCCTTCTTTGTGCCAACCGGTGCGGCAGTGTTCACGATTGCGTTGTGCTTGAGTGCGTTTGGCTTCTGCAATGCTCATGGCATCTACAATATCATTTAAAAACATTATTTGACTCCTGCGGCAGCATTTTGTTTTTGTGTTGCCTGTTTAACTGCTGTAGCAATTTGTTGTGATGCTTGTGGATCTAGTAGTGCCGGCCCAAGTTCATCAGTTACAGTGGCAGCAAACTTTTTAGCTTGTGGGCTCATGCCTTTTCCTGTTGCAGGATCAGCATTGGGAGTGTTTAAAAATTCAGCTCCACCGTTTGCCGCAGTAGGAACACCACCTACGGGCTTTTTACCAGTGGCTTGAGAAATTTTTTGTAAACCGGTTGTTATTGTTTGTTTTTGCTTTGCTGCCACCTGTGGATTTTGTTGTTGTCCACCTTGGGCTGGATTACTGGCTCCTGCTTCTTGAACGTAGGCCTTCCACTCGCGTGCAATAGCCTCTTCTATGCTTTCTTCGCAACCACCAACACCTTGTCCGGGACGAGGTGGGTTCTTGTCGGTGCCCTTCCAGTAACCACCAAATTTGGCACCACGTGGATTATGTTCAGCCGCCGCCATACTGTCTTCGTTCTTGGGACGGATGTGATGTTTTTTCATGTTGATGGCCTTGGCAGCCTGTATCTGTGCCGGACTAGCAGCTTCTGCTTGTGTCTGGGCCTGTTGATTTTGTGCAACTTGTTGGCTGGGTGGAGTTGTTGCCGGTGGTTTGAATGCAGTTGAGCCTATTTCTTTTTGCACTGTGTATGTTTTACCATCACTAGCCTTCATTTGCGTAAATGGTTGCAGAGCAAGTTGTTTGGCTACGTCTTGAGGATTGAACCCGTATTTTTTTGCAGCCGTATCCACATCCAAGTAATCCAACTGCTTGCCAGTTTGTGGATCGGATATGGCCACTGCCTTCATGCCCTGCGGAGCCATTTCATCTAACCGTTTGAATGTGTTTATGATATTGCTAAAATGCTGATCCATTATTTTTTGGCCTTTGGTGGTTTGATATCGTGCTTGACGTTGCTTTGTCTATTGGAATAGCCTTGCAATCGTTTTTGCACTTGTGCCTTGGTCATGCCACCAGCACCCAATTCAGTAACAACGGTAGCAACTGAACTGCTTACAGTGGCACCAGAATCTTCACTTAGTCGATTTAATTCTTGTTTGAGTTGTTGTCTTAACGACTTTGTTTCGTTAACACTCTCGCCTGCATGTTTAAAATATTGTACTTGACGTTCACGTTTTTCTGCACCGGCTCTAGTGGGATACTTGCCCAAATTCTTGTCGCCATGTTTGCTCTTTAACTCGTAACCGCCTTTGACTTTAACAATGTGCTCCTCCACACCTTTCTTTAAAAAGTTAGGTATCTCTCCTGGTGCTTTACTTTTGTTCACGGGCTTTTGTGGTATATTATATTTAGGACCATCAAGTCGAGTGGCAAGTGGACCAAAGTGTTTACTGGCTTTGGGATCGACTTCTATACGTTTGCGATTGGGATAACTCAGTGATGTCTTTTCGTCGGCCCAACGTTGGCCTTCCGCCATACCTTGTGGTTGTTGTGCTGACTGATATAATTCGGGGTACGCTTTTCTAATATCAATAATAGCATCTTTTACAGTTTTGTTAGTTCTGTCGCCAACTTCTTGGCCTAGTACCTGTCTATTTTGTTTTACATACGTTAAAATATTTCTAACAGTATCAGCATCACGGCCCACTAACTCAAGTGCGTGTGCTCCGTCTCCGTGTGGATATAGTGCTTTTGACCAATTATGCCAGTCTGATTCTACAGGATTGTAGCCCTCTTCTATGCCTTCCCAATCACTTGGATCGTGTTCGCCATAATAGTAGTGCTCCATGGCCTCTTGACGGCTCCAGTGATATTTTTGCATTAGATGTTGTATTTTTCTTTCTGCTTCGTCTTCGTCATCAAGCATTTCATTAACAGTTTGTTCAGCATTGCCAATATTGAACGCAGGCAATCCGTCTTCGTGTTCTTTGTCCATTTCGTGTTGGCTCAATGCATAGTCCATGACAGTGACCATCATTTCTTTAATAGCTCCGAGTTTTTCCTCGACCCATTCAGGTAAATGTTCGTTGTCGCTTAACGCACCTTCTAAGTGACTGGCTACACGTACAATGGTGTGCAAGGTGTTTTTGGCCATAGTTGCATCAGTGCCATCACTGGGTGCATCGGTAAATTCTTGTAAAAATTCTGTGGGTTTCATCGTGATTCCTGAATATATTGTATATTTAGCGTTAAGTAGAAAACGTTAAATCTTGTGAATCTACAGTTTTGCTATCAACAGTTAAATTGCGAGGTCTAAATACAGTTTCAGCTCCGCAACTTTCTATACGAACTTGGTGTGTGCCGGATTCGATATCGACTTCTAAGTTTTCTTGTATGAATATTTCGTATGCGGGCCAGATCCAACTGCGTTCGGTCAATAAGTCATTGTCCACATACACACGATATGCCGGAGTACCGTGTTGTGTTGTATCACAGTAAACATCGAGCGTGATCACTGTGCGGGCCATGTTACATGGCTCCTAACTTTCTACCCACAATTATTTCCAGTTTCTTTTGTTCAAGTTCTTTTAGTTTTGGAGCATACGCACGTTCAGCTTCGGGATCGCCTTTGACCATGTTTTGAATACTGTTGATACGCATGTCGATCATGTCTAATAGATTTTGTTTGGCTCGAGCAAGGCCACTATCAAAACTATCATTTTCTTTCAAGCCCCGACCCACGGTATTTTTAACTGGTGTTTGGCCAGTTTTGGGTGCTTTAACTCCGGTCAAATGAAGTGCCTTCATTTCGTCGCCCAATGTCTTGCCAGTTACTGCATTTTGATCGCCAGCAGTGCTCATTACATAGCGTGGATCATTCCCGCCTTTGACCACACCAACCCCGCCCATTTCACTGACTAGAGAATTGGCTCGCTTGGCACTCTTTTTAACCTCCATACCACCTGCAGGTTCAGCCGGTGCCGGTAACCGTGTAGCGGTCTTTGCTGGTGGTGTCCCGGCAACAGGTTCGGCTCCCGAATCCGGGGTTATTTTATTGAATATGTGTACCAGCTCGGGAGTGGCACGTCCATATAATGCCTTTAAGAAAGCATCACGTTGCTTGGGGTCGTTTCTAACTTGGTTGTAGACTGCACGGCATTCGGTGCCATGACTGATATCCACTATTTCACCATTTACAGTAAACGGCACTTTCTTTTCGGGAACAACCAGCACATAAGCATGTCCTTCACCTACAGTAACAGTGTCAGTTAGATTCTTTGGTAATGTTTTAAACGGCTTTTCGTCGCCCACTGCTTTTCCCGGGGGAATAGTGGCTCGACGTCCTGTGGGCGTAAACTCTTGATAAAAGCTATCAACTTCCAAACGTTCTTTGTCGGGAGCACCAACGGCAAAAATTAAAACTGTAGAGTTTGTATCGATTCCAGCAGCCGCTACCACTGAATCTATCCCGTAAGGATCATTGACCAATAGTATTTGATGATCGTTGACTCCAGCTGCCTTCATGAGCTGGATTTTTTCATTGGCGTTAAACGGATTCTTGGGAAGTGATTTCTTGTCGTATTTTTGTCCCGATGCTATTTTGTCTTGAACTGTATTGGGACTAGTGGTAATACGCACATTGTCAGCACCAAATTTGGCCTGCAACAGTTTTAGTACAGCAAGATGCCCTTGATGAAAGGGCTGAAAGCGTCCGGGATAAGCTACCAGTACACGACGCTCTTGTGCTTCAAATAATTCAGTGACAAACATAGTAATATTCTCTATTACTATATTTAGTTTATATTGTTTCTAACAACCAAATATAAAACGGACAAGCAAACGGCAGTTCCCATGCACCGTTCCAGCCGAGATCCACACATCGGGTCAACACAGGACGATCAGGATCATCGGCACGAAATTGAGTCTTGAAAACTAATATACTGTCCAAGTCAACTTCGTCAATCGTGATTTTTTTAATGTTCAGCAGCATGTCCTTGACTATTGCAGTCTTGTCGGCATTTTCCACAGTGTCGTCATTGGTTTTATTTTCCAATCGGATCTTGAGCATGTGATCGGTTTCGGCAAGCTCGAGATCGAATTCGATTGTTTCAACTTCGCCACTGGGATTTTTAACCAAAGCCCTGACAATTTCTGTATCATCCACCAGGATCGAGTACTCGGGCACCTTGTGCCAATAAGTACCTCCCAGTGTGATTTTGAAATGAAGTTTTTCGGTCTTGGACATGATTACGCCGGTGTTGGAGCAGCTTCTAGTTTTTGTCCTTGTGCAGCCAGGGTATCTTCAATGATGCCCATGCTTCCACGCTCGGCAATTTTTAGTTTGTCCAAGTCTCCGGCATACTCGTAGTGTCCCACGTGATTCAACAACACTTTGCTGTGTGCCCAAATCTCGCCACCTAGTTCTTGCCAGCGTCGGCAAAACAACCAATCTTCGCTCAAGTAGTGTCCACGCTCGTCGATCTTGCAATCAAAGATACTATACATCATGGGCTCGAATTGTTTGCCTAGGCCCACATCGTCGACATATTTTGTTTCGGGATGTGCCTTGATCAAGTCTTCGTATACCTTGCGTTTGAACATCAAGAAGCCGGTGCCCATGGTGTCCACTGTAAAGATATCGCCTTGAATCTTGGTTTCGGGTTTGAGATTGATAACATAATTGACTGGCAAGGCTTTCTTGGGATACAGGCCACCGATCACGTCTTTCTCGTATGCCATCATTTGCAGTATGGACTCGGGCTGGAATCTAATATCAGCATCAATAAACATAAAGTGAGTGGCTTGAGTATTGGTCATCATCTTGGCCATCAAGTTGTTGCGTGCACGTGTCACCAAACTCTCGTTTACCATGGTGTCCAAGCTCCAGTTTAGACCGGCTTGTTGTGCCAACAAAATAAAGCGTAACAAGCTGGTCATTGTGGGTTCACTTACCATACCACCATAACAAGGAATACCAATGTGCAAATGATTCTTTCTAAAATCATACGGGGTACCTTGTGGTTGAGGTTGTTGTGCCTGTGCAGCTTGTGCAGCCTGTTTGGCAGCAGCAGCCTTGATCAAAGCCACGGCATCGTTTTGACTCTTTTTAGCGTCAGGTTTTTTAGTACTCATGTTTTCCTTTTTGGTTAATTGATTATGCTTTGCTAACTTCGACAACAACTCCGTTGCCAAGTAATTCTTCGGCCACTGATGCCAATGCTGACATTGTATCTTCTGATACAATATCGCTATCAGTGACAGTAGCTTCAGGTGTGTTTTTGTGCAATTTGCTAACTGTGATAACGATCACTTCTTCTTGAATCCGTGCCATCATGCACTCCTTGAATTATATACAGATATTTATTAGGCCTGTACAACCTCGTGAATTTTTCCCACTATACCCGGACTCATTAAAGAGAGCATGGTCACAACGCCCAAATCATTGGTGTAGAAAAAAGCTCCCCACATGCCTGGATAGGGTCGTTTCAAATTGTGTCTTAACCCGGCAGTGAGTTTTACATCTTCTTGACTTTCTAATAGATTAAGCATTTGTTCTTTTAGTAGCAAATCGTAAGTGCCATCTCTCAACAGTATCTTATATTTAAAAGGTATTTTTGGAGCAATGATTACATCTGAACAGAGCAATTCTTCTGTGCCTGCCCGCGGACCAGTTATAGCCCGAATGCAACTATAAGTCGATAAGATTTTTGCTACTGATTTTAAATCATTTTCGTCTTTTGTATAAAATTGAACATTAGAATCTTCAATACGAGTTTTTGTAAGAGATACAAAATTTTCTTTCAGTGTCCTGATACTTTTTAATAAACCAAAATCGACTTTATCGTACCTATCGGCTTGTGCTTTGTGTCGCCAACTGCCGCCCCAATTGCTTCGATTTTGAGCTTGAAGTTTCAATAGTTCTACGGCACGTTCGGTATTATCATAACAAGCCACTTGAGCACAGTCGGCATGTATTTCCATACGCCAAAGATACTGACCCCAGAATCGTTTCTTGGTCTCTTTGAACTTGATACCGTAATTAAGACTGTTCCAGAATGATGTATCCATTTTCGTCCACAGTAGGTTGTTGAAGTTGCATTTTGGGCGAGAATATAAATTCACCAGCATAGTCAACTTCAATTACAGTATCACGTGCAACACTTTCAAACAAGATCTTTTTACTCAGTGGTACTTTGATCAAATCATTTATCTTGCGTGCCAAGGGCCTTGCACCCATTTTGCTATCGTAGCCGACCGCGGCCAATCGATCAACTGCAGCCTCGGTCAACGTGATCTTGATTGCTTTTTCGCTCAACAACTCGTTGACTTCGTTGATAAATTTAATAACAATTTTTTTGATACTAACTTGTGTAAGTCGATTGAACTTGCAAACACTGTCCAGTCTATTGCGGAATTCGGGTCTAAAGAATTCTTTGACTGCTCGGTCGTCTTCGTCGGTCTTTTGCAGTTCGGTACTAAATCCAATGGTGTTACGCTCGTTGTCGCTGGCACCCAAGTTGCTGGTTAGAATAACAATACAGTTACGTGCGTCGGCTTTCTTGCCGTTGCTGCTGGTAATTATTCCTTCGTCCATGAGTGCCAGCAACACATTCATTACATCGGGATGTGCTTTCTCAACTTCGTCAAACAGGATAACCGAGTTGGGATTCTTTTCAATATCGCTGATTAACATGCCACCTCCCAAGTTGCCGTCATCGTAGCCCACATACCCGGGAGGAGCACCGATCAATTTGGCCATGCTGTGTTTTTCTTGATACTCGCTCATGTCGTAACGCAACATTCGCATGCCCATACCTTCGGCAAGCAATTTGGCCAGTTCGGTTTTACCAGTGCCGGTTGGTCCCAAGAACAAAAAGTTGCCCACTGGCTTGTTGAGACTTTTTAAGCCGGCTCGTGCCACGTAGATCTTTTCCAATACTGTGTCAACTACACTATCTTGTCCGTACAGTTTTGTCTTGATAGTGTCTTCCAGTCCCACCAGGCTCTTGGTACTTTCGCTACCAATTTGTTCGGCCGGTATCTTGATAAATTTACTGATAACATCCACTATGTTGCTTTTGGTAACAGTCCAATCCACGGCATGTATTTTCAATCGTGCTGCTGCTGTGTCGACGAGATCAATGGCTTTGTCAGGCAAACGTCGATCTGTTTGATAACGTACACTGAGATCAACAGCAGCTTCAATGGCATCGTCACCGATCTTGCCACCATGAAATGCTTCAAAATATTCTCGTAGATTGTACAAGATTTCTTTTGCCACTGTGGGAGTGGGCTCTTCAACAACAATTCTACAGAACCTACGCATCAAGGCACGATCCTTTTCAAAACTCTGTGTGTACTCTTCCCAGGTGGTACTGGCCAAGACCTTGATACTGCCCTTGGACAAGGCCGGTTTGATCATGTTGGCAAAGTCCACACCTGATCCGCTACTGCCCGATCCGGCACCACGCATTTGATGTGCTTCGTCAATGAACAAAACACATTTGCCTTTTAGTTGCAGTGCCGCAATTACGTCTTTGAACTTTTCTTCAAACTCGCCGCGATATTTGCTTCCGGCAAGCAAATTGCCAATATCTAGATTGTAAACAGTGTAGTCTTTCAAGTAATCGGGGCAGTCACCATTCACAATGTTACGTGCCAGGCCTTCGGCAATGGCAGTTTTACCTACACCGGCATCGCCTACCAGTAACACGTTGCTTTTGTTACGCTTGGCCAAAACTTGTGCTATTTCATCTAGTTCAAAGTCTCTGCCCACCACCGGATCAATTTTGCCTTCTTTGGCCTGTACATTTAAATTTTCACAGTACTCTCTCAGTATCTCATCGGCTCGAACATTGTTTGTTCTACGTGCCGGTCTTGCTTCGGTATAGTTGTTACGATAAAATTCAATTAGTTCTAGTTTGTTGATGCCGTATTTGTTGAAAAAGTAACTGGCATGACTATTGGCTTCGGCAGCAATACTCAAAAATATATCAATTACTTGAGCATGGCTACGACCCGAAAACATCACTTGTGTCAGTGCACGATTAAACACACGTTCTAGGCTTTGTGTTTTCTTTGGTGTTGTATTTTCTTCTGTGGTGATAATGTAGGTTTGTTTGTGCAAGTATTCTTCTAGATCAGTTGCCAATCCAGCAACATCGATCCCGAAGTTGGCCAACAATTCGTTGAACGGTTTAAACACTATTAAACCATGTGCAAGATGTTCGAGTGTTACATATTCATGATTGTGTTGTTTGGCCAATTCGGTGGCATTTTGTATTACCACTTCAATTTCGGGATTTGTATGTAAGCTCATAAAAATATTTAGTTAGAGTTGAGTATGTTTTGGATAGTGTCAAGTTGTTGTTGATCGAGATTTTTAGGAACAGTCACAGTCATCTCGGCATATAAATCTCCTCGATGTTCTGAATGCATTTGATATATTCCCTGTTGTGCCAATCTGAATTTAACGTTGGGTTGTGTACCCGGTGGAATAGCAATGGTAAATTTTTTATTGTCAAGACCAACAACTTCGGCAACACCGCCTACTATTGCAGTTAAACAGTTTACACTAAACCGGGTGTGTAAGTCAATGCCATTTGATACATGAAAATTGTCGTTGGCATGAACTGTTATCTGCACAAACAAATCGCCACGCGGCAAAGTATTAAACATATTATCGCCAAGTCCGGGATATTTTATTTGAGTTCCGCTTGTTACTCCACGTGGAACCATGACTTCTACTGCTTCTCTTGTGCCAGTGGTGGTTTGTATGCTAATTGTCTTGGCTTGCTCGTGCAAGGTTTCTGCTAGACTAATTGGCAATTCGATCCGTAAATCTTTATTGCGTCTCTGTTGTTGTGGACGTAAATGTGCAAAAGGATCGTTTCCAAATCCAAAGTTTTTGAATATTTCTTGTATGTCGGGATGCCCGCCATTGTGCCAAGTAAAGTGTACTCCGCCGGAGCCGGGATTGCGACGCTCGTGGTCATAGCGTTGACGTCGGTCACTATCGGACAAAGTATCATACGCAGTTTGAATCTCTTGAAATTTTTGAGTATCTCCGCCTTTATCGGGATGATGCTGGCTGGCCAATTTTCGGTAAGCTCGTTTGATTTCATCGGTTCCGGCAGATTCTTCAACACCTAGTGTTTCATAATGAGTCATAGTATTATTATAAATGAAAAACCGGACAGAGTCAACATGTCCGGTTATATTGTAGTCGAAAAACTACGCAGTGCCGGCTTTCTTTTCCATTGTTCGGCCAAATGCACTTACGCCCAGTATACCACCAAACGCCAAGTGGATAAGTCCACCGTTGCTGAGTGTTAGACTCTGCCAAGCAGTATAGCCCATTTGAACCCCAAATCCCTTTTCAATGATGGGCAAGAACATGCTGATCATGGGAAAGGCCACAAAGTCCATGAAACAGATCAGCATGTACAACCAACCCATTGCCGGACGCCAAAAACTCTTCATCCAGTGTTCGGGCTCTTTGCCCTCACTGGCCGCCATTAAGTTACCAAATGCAGCGGTTGTGTTAGCATCTGGAGCAACTGGTTGTTGTCCAAATCCTGTTCGTGACTGCCCAAACCCTCCGCCAAACCCACCTGTGCTCATACTGTTACCCAATGGCACATTGCCATTACCAAATCCGCCGGGAGCGGATGATCCAAAGTTGGATTGTGTGGGAGTGGCATTAAACACGGGTGCTGGTGTTGGTTGAGCAGGAGCACTACTTGTAAACAAACTAGGGGCTTTACTGGTTTGTGCCGCAGCTATGTCGGCACTTGTTGGGTGTTGACCTTCGTCATCGGGATCTAATTTTGGCATTTTGTTTTCCTTTATCCTATGGCACCGACTAAACTAATCGCACCATTTATAACTGTATTTAATGTTTCCTTCATGGCCATTTGTTCCATGGCCTGAATTACATCTAGTTGTTGTTGCACATCTTGTAATACTTCTTGTGCTTGGTCCGGGGGCATATTGCCCGATTGCACTTGTTGTATTACCTGTTGAACAAATTGTGCTGCATTTGCAAACTGTTGATCGCCACTGTTGATCAAAGTGGCCAAATGGTTGTTTAAATCGTCTTGTGTCATGATGGTCTCTTTCCTTGTACATGTTGGATTAGTCTTGCACTATTTTCTATACTTTCAAATTTGAGTTTGCAATACAATGCATTGATCTTTTCTCCGCTGTTGTATCTTTTCCGTAATTCTTGTGCTATTGTATCTAAAGCCTTTGAAGCCGTGATACTGTCTTCGTTGTGTGCTCGATCACTTTCGTATAGTGCATAAAGTCCTGTGTTGTATGCGATAGTATTTGCACTGGCTCGTGATGCCGCATCATCGGCACAATTAGCACTGGCAAGTTGTGCATCATATCGTATGGTTGTTATCAATTGATATTCGTTGTTGTCATATTTGCCCATTAACAGAGCATCCACCGCCGCGCAACCAGATAGACCAACTATCATGAATAAAGGTATTAATCGTTTCATTTTGTTGCCTTTTCGTAAATTCGTTTTTGTGTATTGTACCAATTGTTCCAGTCATCAATCTTGCCGGCACATAGATAATATTGTGTATAGTTGTCGGTTACCACAGTTAATACCTCGCTTAGTTTTTCAGTATTAGTGTCAACGGTTTTTAAATCCGGACATGCTTCCATCATAGCAGGTGGAACATCGGGCCACTGTGGAGCAACTGTAACAGGAGGTGCTCGAAAACTGCCGCATCCAGCTAATAATAAAACGGGTACGAGATATTTCATTTCTTTGTCTCCGGATTAGCTGCGGCATCATTTAAATCTTTAATTGCCAAAGGATCAACCTTGCACGTTGCATCAATCTTGGCAGCATCTTTTACAATACGTTCTTGAATTACAACTTGTCGTTTGTATATTACTTGATTCTTCTGCTTGCGTACTTGTGCAAGTTTTGTATTAGCCTCGTTACTTTGTGCCTTTGCTGCATCAACTCGTGCTTGTGCCGCATCAACTTGTGCTTGCCATATGGCAGTAACACCTGCACCGCCAAACATAAAAATGCCCAGTACAAATACCAAAACGCCTAGTGGTTTGAATAACCAACCGTATATTTTTAGCCCGGGGAAATGTGTTAAAAATCCTGCAAGGAAATATATCAGTACTCCTGCACCAGCCGTTGCGGGCCAGAACCAAACAGGCAAATGTGCCAGTATGTGTTGAATGATAAACTCAAACATTATGCACCAAATAGTTGTAATGCGTGATTGTAACGAGCAGTACGATCTTCAATGCCCAATGTACCGCCGTTAATTACCTTGGTGGCATGTACTATGTCGCCAGCATCGCTGATGGCATTTAGGCCATGATGTTCCCAAAAGAAACAGGCACTCTCTACTGCACCGTCGGGTGTTTCGCAATAGGCCACAGTTTCTTCAAGGCCTTTACCTATTTCTCGAGCAAATGCCTCGTACAGACTACGTCCAGTAAGTTGTATTAGGCCACGTCCGTGAAACATCCAACCATCTCCGCTTTCTTCTGATCCATTGCCCATACGATCACAATAGGCTCGATTGGCAATTTTCTCGGGATTGTGTGCATATTGATTTGCAATATCCATAGTAGGGAAACGCTTCTTCCAAATAGCCATTAATGCCTGTGGTTTGTAGTTTAAGTTTTCTACCAGAGCAGTATAGTTACCGCTCTCGTGCCCGGTTTGTGCCATGAACATAGCCACACGCTCTTTAGTGGTAATTTTGTATTTTGGCAACTCGTCGCACAGGGCATCATACCAGCTCTGGGCATGTGGATTACCATTTAGTAATTGGTGTACGTGGTTTGCGGTAAAATCGAATTCGAAACTCATTGAAAATCTCCCCTATTAGGTTACAAAAGTATTTAGCAAGGAAACAGTTTCTTTTTCGTTTGTAACAATTTTGTTATCTACTAGAAAGTCGACCCACTGCTGAATTTGACTCGGGGATAACAGTTTATAGGTGCGTCGATGTATGCTGGCCGTGAGCAGTTTGGGATTGGATTTTGCAGTTTCTAGTAGATGGTCAAAATTGTCGGCTTCCCAATCGGCTATGTTTAAAACATTGTAGTAACTGTACAAATTATACAATTTATCGTAGGTGCCACATTGTGAAAGCACAAATCCCGAATACAAATGAAATTCTGTAACCAAATTGGGATACCGTACATTGGTTTGAAAAAACTCGGGAAAATCACTCACACTGTCTACTAGATTGCGTACAGTGTCGGTATGAAACAAAAAAGGTACACCGGCCGGACCCAGCACCCGTGGCATAGCGATGTTGTAGTAGCGTTCGACAAATTTTTGGCTTGATTCAAACACGGGAAACACATTGATAGCTCCGGTTCTCGGTCGACCTTGCGGGTCAAATAGATTGTCAAACGATTGCACAAACCAAGTCTTGGCATCCAGAACCATGCTCCATGTCATGGCAGATTCTCCGGCGGCCAACAGTTTTAACAGTTGTTGTTCTTCCCAACCGTTGATTCGGCTTTGATAATTCCATTTGCTTTTGGGAACAACACGCACCAACGAGCACAACGGTCCCCACCAATTGCAATCAATTTTGTGAACAATACGGTCATGATCGTTGACCACAACGGTGATACAACCTACGTTGTTCACGTGTTGTTGTATGCTTTGTGCTTGTATTTTTAGTAAGGGTAGTTCGGGTTCAAATACTACAGTAATGAGTTCTAGCATAGAAATACTTATAGTATTCCTGCGGCTGCCTTTAAACTTCGAATATATTCAGTATTGGCCGATCTAGCCGGTATCGGCAAGCCGGCAGCACTACGCATCTCGTCCAAGGACTGATTGCCAAATTTGGCATCGTAGTCTTCGGGAGTGCACGGAATCATTTCCTTCAACGAGTCAACATCAAAGTAAGTTTCTCTATTGTCTTTTACATAACGAACACGCCAGTCCTTGAGTTTTTGCTTGGTCACGTTCATCATGTCCTTCATGATTGTTTCTATATTGTCTACCACTTGTTCGTTGCGATCCAGTTCCAAGAACACAAGATAATCGCCGTCGTCCATTTCGCCGGTGCTGGTGTCGGCATCAATAACACAGTCGTAGCCCTTTTCAAGAAAGTTAACGAGATCGGCAGCCGGTTGTTTGCCGGCGACTTTGAAGCTCAGTACAACAATGTCTCGGTCCTCGCCAATCTTGCTCTTGAATTCGTCGATGTGCAATTCGGGATGCACTAGACGTTTCAGATCGCCTGGCTCTAGTCCTTCAAAAATATTATTGTGTTGGTTGTTCAGCATCAGCTTCTCCGCCCAAGGATTGATTGTCGATATTGGTAGTTTGATTTAGAGTTTGATCTCCGCCTTCTTCGTAGGCCTGATCAATATCTTCCATGTCCACTGTGCCCGATGCCAATTCCAATGCACCCTGCTCGATGTCTTGCATGAGTTTTTTGGGCATGATGATTTCTACCAACCAAATTGGACTTTTGATCAGTTTTGGTACTTTTGTACCAGGTTTGTAATCGTACGGTGTTTTTACTTTTTTGGGATGTTCAAAGTAGTCACGTTTGTAATTTACTTCGCAATCAAATTCCACTAACCGTGCAGCTCCACGCGGGTCGGGCATTTTTTTGTAAGGCCACATAAATGTGCAACCCACAAAATACTTTTCGTATACAGGTCCTTTGACCAGTTCGCCCTGTTTCCAGTTCGCGAATGCATAAACATCTAGTTCGTCTACCACACGCTCGAAGTCTAGCAGTGTGTTGACTGCAGAGTCGGTCATGAAGATATCTTTGGTGTTGTCTAATAGTTCTTTAATATTTGCCGGCATAGTAGTGTATTTATACAATCCTAGAACTTGTAATGGTTGTTGATTCCGGTGTCGTGATAGTCGGCAGATCCTAGACAGTAAAACGGGCTTAAAAATCCCACAAATCCCACGGGTCGTCCCAGCTCGTTATTGAAATACTTGGGATCTATGGTTTTGACCAAGAGATTTTGTCCGGCCTCTTGAATACGAAAAGCAGCGGTATTTTGAAAGTTGTGATAAAACCAATAGTCCATTTCGTTGTAAAAACTGTTGGTGGGTTTACTGGTTTGAAACGTAGCCGGATCGTAGTCGGGATAGATCAAGGGTTTGACCACTTGTTCATAGGCACTGCGATGTGCAATGCTGTAATTGGGCCAACGCACTAGATACTGTAGATGTTTGTTGGCCGGCAAGCTGAACCAGGTGCGTATTATGTGTGCTTGTTTTTGCACTATTTCGGGAAAATCTGGAGTCCAATAAAAATATTCGTTCGTGATATTGTTGTAATCGTAAACAGTATTACTATGATTGGCCTGCAAATCCATAAAATACACATACCATTTGCCGTCCTTGATGCACATCTTGGGCTTGTCAATTCCGTACAACACACAGATTTTTTTGCCGGTATCGGCAAATTCACGATGTTCTTTCATGGCCACAGCATCGTGCTTGCACACATGAGCCAATTGAAAATAGTCTTTGCCTCGAAAAACCCAAGTTTCATCAGTGGCACTGTCCAAGATAAATTCACTGTAGTCGTGTATGGTAATTCGCACTCGAGGAAAATGTGTTTGGACCCAATTCAGTAACGGTCTAGCAGCAAAATCGTATTCGCTAAGAGTATTTTGGGGTTTGGTATTGAACGGATCACTGCTGACTCCTTTTTCGCCCTGTTTGGGATAGCGAAAAACTATTTCATCTATGTGTATGCCGTTGCGTAAAAAACTGTAAATAGCAGTAGTACTGTCGCCACCGCCGGACGCTTCAACTCGAATCCAATCATAACGTTCGCGTAATTGTTGTGCACGTTGTCTATACAATTCACGCAAGTCTGTTTCGGGTTCTTGTTCCCATGCCATGGCATCAAATATTGGTCTATTAAAATTCCATTCGGGAAAACGATTGGTCTTGGTGGCAGTAATCAGTGCCTGCACTTTGTTGTATATTTTTTCATCACCAAGTTGGTAGTACCCCAACTTGGTATTTTGTTCAATGCCTTTAATCAATTTTTACACCAGTGCTCAATTTCTTCCACTGGGCCTGTTGCGATTCGTACCAGGCATGCAAGTCTTGATCTTTCATTTCGCTCATGCTGTAACAATGATCGATCAAGTAGGATTTTTGCACCGATTCGGCTCGAGCAGCCTGTACCAGTATCTTACGCCATTCGCGAAATTTTTCATCCGGCACCGATTTTGGTACAACCAAATGATGCGGGGCATCCATGTTGGACACTATTTTTGCAAATCCCTCGCCGGCCAAGATCGGATGATGATTGACCGATTTGGGGCCAGTGGTTCCCAGTATGTGTACCTTGTCGCCCCAGGACTCGCTTTCGCCTAGAAATCCCACGTGCAAGTCAATGTTGCCCGACATCATGGACAAAATGCTGTCGTTTGTACTCTTGAACGGCACAACTTGAACATTGGGAAATTTAGACACAATCTGCAACGAAGTCAAATGGGTAGTCACTCCCAATCCGCTTGTGCCAATATTGAGTGGTTTGTCCTTGGGAACATCGGCCCAGGTTTGATACTTGGTGCTACTGATTGCTATTGGTGCATTACATTGTGGCATTAGTTCTTGAAAATCGTTGACATTGTAACTTTCATTGGGATAAAAATTGGGTCGGATAAAAAATGCACTGCTGGTGGCCAAAATAGTATTACTGTTATTTTTCACAAAATTAGCAGCAATGGCATTGCCAGCACCGGGTTTGGTATCAAACACAAAGGTGTATTTGTCCTGTATATGGTTGGCTTCCTCGACCAAGGTCCTACTGTATGCAGCCATGGTGTCTGCGGGACTAAAAGCATAATAAATTGTCACAGTTTCTTTAGCCATGCTCGTGATTGCAAATGCAGAAAGAACAACGGCGAGTAATTTTTTCATAGAAATTCCTTTGTAAGTGTTTGTATTTTATACTAAAATTGTCAATCGAGCAATCGTAATTGCCCATTTGCTTGTAGAGAAAATCTACTTACGGGAATTGGCGTTCCAGGCATATCATGCTAGTAAAAGGGTTTCGCTACCCTAGGCGTCAATGTGCAGTCCGACGTCAGAATCATTTCCGGCGTTGCTACAGTATTTATAATTTATTTTTGCAGTCGATTATTTCTGTCGGGTCGACAACCGGCCAGCACATACTCGTCAAGCCAGTGCTCGTCAATGTATTTTACATACTTGTGATTGGCATCTTCACTGATAAAACTCATTAATTTTTCCGGATCAGTTTCTACAGGAAATTGAGTTATAGTTCCAACCCACTTCATGTAGTGTTCGCGGTGCAGGAAAAATGCCTCATGATCCAAAAAATGCACAAGAAAACCGCTGGGAATTAAAATATTGTAATAGTATTCTTGTGCAATAGGCGTTGTGTGTTGTTTACGTACACGCATCTGTTGCACTTGATTGATATTTTGATCTCGTACAATAATGGCCACTTGCACATCAATACCAAAACTTTCAGCACGACGTGCAACTCCTACTATGTCGGGAATCCTACGCTCACCATCAAAAAAGAACGGACAACTTACGTTAGCAAGATGATAGTCCCGGTTGTCAAAATGGCCGGCTTCTAGTTTTTTGGGATCGACCCAATACTCGGCAAACGGTTCTTGATCACTAGGTACCCAATAGTTAGAGAGCATTTCGTCCCACCCGGCTACCGCAGGATGTTGACTTAGTACACGACTAAACAAATGATTTCCTGACCCTTGCGGCCCGGTTATGATTAGTAAATGTTTCATAGTATTAGCGGAGTTCGCTTGAGTTCTTTCAAGAATGCTTTGGTCTTGTCTGTTATAATACCAGTTAACTGTAGCGTAACTCGGGGATGGAATCCGGCATTGGCGGTACTGTGTGGCATGTTACGCCAATCAAATGTATGTACATCTCCAGCACGCCATTGTGTATGTGTATAGTTACCGTAACTCCAAAACTGTCCCGGTTGCCAGTCAGTTAGTGCGATAAAGTATCGGCCAACACGTTCAGGTTGTTCGGGGAACCATTTGTATAGTTTGTCAATATGCAAGTGCCACAACTGACCGGGTTGTTGTACATGGATACGTTCCATGTTGTCTTCTAACGCAAATGCATCACTTATTGTCTGCAACTTCTTGGGCAGTCGCCACGCCAAGTTTGTAATGATAACTTTGGGATCAATTCCCACACGCTCCAAGTCATATTCCTCATCCACTAGTTCGGGACGTGGAACATCCACTCCCTCGCCCTTGAATCCACGTGTTTCCCAATTGGCCGGCTTTGAATTTGCAACAATCTTTTTAACTTCTCGAGAGAAGTCTGCTTCTATTCGGCCCAGCTCAAAGTACACATCTCGTTTCTTATCAACAACGGTGTTGTCAAAATGATATGTGCTCGCTTTGCGTAATTTATCCCAACTGCTTTCTTTTTTCATTTTATTACCTTTACTGTTACGTCATTCTCAATATAATTTTGCTTGTATTCCGCGGGAGGAGTTGCTATCGCCAACGCTCTGCACAATTGATGATTGTTTGTTGGCATTGCAAGATTTTGGTCATACTCGGTCCAGGACTCTACTAGATTTGTATTCTGTTGATGTATACGTCGAGCCATTGTTTTTAAATCCACATAATACTTATGGTATAGCGGATACGTGATATCAAAATGTCCGCATTTGACCCACCAACCCAAACAAGCATCATCACTGCGGTGAACTAATACAACGGGACACTCGGGCCAAGTTTTACGTAAAAAATCTATGTGGTTGCAAAAGATGTGACTTTTAATAATACGTATACCATTGTTGTCTCGTGCAAAGGGTGCATCAAATATGGCTTCTAAACTGGCCCGGCCATGAAAGTCCACCGACTCGGGCAAGTCCGATTCCATTCCGGGATCAAAGTACGCACCCAAGTGCATCAAGTCCATGGTACCGCTAGCATCGTGATAATAAGTCCATTCCGCACGATAGTCACTGCGATCTATATCGGGACTGTAATAAATGTTTTTAACAACACTGCTCCATTTTGAGCCCGGAGCACCGGCTACAAAAATGTACTTCATTAGTCTTTACTGATATCAATCTTTTCCAACATGGGTAAAAATGTATCACGTAGACTTTGTGCATGTCGAACCAATCCTGCAGGAGTCAATTCTGCATCATCGGTAAACACCACATTGTCATAACACCATTGTTGATACTGTTTACTGTGTACGGCGGCACTAAATGTCTTGACATACCAGTCAACGACTTCTTGTGGTGTGTTGGGTGGCAATGCAATACTCCAAGCGGCATATACATTTACTCCGGGGGCAACACCGTTCAACAAAGGTACATTGGGATACTGTGCCATCTTGTGTGTTCCACTAAATCCAATTGCTTTGACTTTGCCGGCTTCGATCAAGGGTTTGGCCACTGCAATGGGCATGATACCAAACTCTGTGCCCAAGTTACCATCAAACTGTGCCACACTAGTAACTGCTTGCAATGGTCCATTAAATTTAACTGTTTTAACTAACTCGGTATTACCGTGTCCTTTAACCATTAAGTATTCAAACACTGTGCGATGTGCCCCTCCGCCCACCGCTACACTAATGGGGCGGTTGGTTGTGCTGATCAACTTTACAAATTCTTCAGGAGTATTAATTGTACTTCGAACACTGGCCACTAGCACTTGTGGACTCTTGCCCATGGTCAACACATGAGTAAATTCATTCCATTGCCATTTCTTTACAGACTTTTCCCAAATATCGTTTGTGACAAATGTGCTCATATGGCTTAACGCATTTATAGTATATCCATCTGGAGTGGCTTTGTACAATTCGTTCATTGACACCACACTGTCGGCTCCGGGCTTGTTTACCACATACCACTTGACCGTGGGTTGTGTTTGATTCACAATGGCCATTAGTTCTCTAAATGCCAGTTCATTACCAGCACCAGGATTGTTGCCTACAATTACTTCAATGGGCTTGTTGGGACTGGGTTCCCATGCAAATGCTAATGCAGGCAGTAGTAATAATATTGTTAAAATTCGTTTCATGTTAAAGTCCTATTAATTGATTTATTTCATCGGGCATCCAAGCAACAGGCATGCGTTCTGGATGCCACACAACTCCGGCTAAGGCTAGCCTACTATCTATCCATGCTTCACAGTTTCCGGTTTCGTCTGTTGCTAATACAGTGGCATTTGGGTGTAATTGTTCTATGTATAAATTATGATGACTGTTTACTGTTTTTGTTTCACCAAAATAATTTATTTCGTGCAGTACATCCAAGTGTCCATCTATGGTACTTACTTTACCGCCTAATGCATCTACCAACAAAAAACATCCATGACAAATACCAATTATTGGCTTGCCCTGTTTCATTACTTCTGTTGCTAGTTTTAATTCTGTGTTACGTCTAATTGCACTGTCATCACCACCTGTGATAATTAATGCATCAATTGAAATTGCTAATTGTTTAAAATCTTGATCGTTTCTATTGGGAATAAAAACAAGCGTATGCTCTCGTAAATATGAATACCATCCATGTTCAATTGAGTCATACGCTCGACTTTTGTGATATAAAACTCGTTGTGTGAGTCCTATCTTCAAATTACCATCCGTAAGCGTCGGCTACTAGTTCTTTACCAGCTTCTGCGGCTACGGTATTCTTGCAGGAAATTTCATACAAGTCTTTACGCATAGCTTCTACTAGTGCAAAGGCACGAGCTTGAGCTTCTGGAGTTGTTACTAGTTGTTCTAATTTACGTGCACCAATTTTACTGTGGAAACCTTCGTCCTTGGCAATCTTGGCATAAGCACCAGAGATAAATTCATCTTCAATACATTCGGCCATTTGATTCCAAACTGCTTCAGCACGTCCTTCAGCAACTAACTGATAAGCTGCCAATGCAATTGGATCATTCTCGGCATCGTACTTGGCCAATAAACCAGCACCTTTGGCAGTTGGCTTAGCGGCTTCGCGAGCAATAGCGGCTTGTACATCAATTGGACTACCTTGGATGTGTTCGATAACTTCTTTAACTAAACGGAAGTGTACTGCTTCATCGTGTGCTTGTTGTGTTAACAGTTGCAGTTCCACTGGATCTGCGTCAGCACCTAGTTCGGAAACTTGCTTGCTGATTTCAACCATGTTCATACGCTCGTTTACCATACGACCAATAAAGTGATCAACTAGTTCTTCTTGAGCAGGCTTGCTGTCAAAATATGCTTTAACATTGTGTTGACTTGCTTTAAATAACGCTTGATTGTCGGCCACGATTTTGGCAACAAATTGTTTTGAGTCCATACTATCTCCTTAAATATATTTAATAGAATTTGCATTTCTGCAAAAATATTTATCCAAAACAAAGAAAATTTCAATGAATACCAAAATTTTTAACTTAATCAAAGAAAATTTGCACTCTGCATTTAATTTACCCAAATATGCCAATATCGTTATAGACGAAAACACTCAAGTGGATCAACTGCCCTGGACTCCGGCACGCTATCGCAAGTTTCGAGATGCAGTAGAATCAGAACTGAGTTTACCTTGTGATTATGTTGGCACCTTGCGTAGCATAGTAGATGATCTCAGTGAACGATATATCCTACGCTTTTTTAGCGAGATTTGGAAACCACGCACCAATGATTATGATTACACCGGTTGGGCACTTGTTGAAGAAATTAATGCCCAAAATCCTCGAGCAGTACTAGATGTAGGTTGCGGATACCATCCGTTTAAAGGACGTATACAAAATCTAGTGGGAATTGATCCTTACAACAATTGTGCCGATTTTGAAGTTGATATATTAGACTATAAGGTAAACCAAAAGTATGATCACATACTTGCACTAGGATCAATCAATTTTAATAGTCGTGATGATATTGAAGCAAGATTCAGTCATTGCGTTGATCTATTAGAATCGGGAGGTAAATTTTATCTACGTGCCAACCCTGGCATTGTACACAAGAATGGGCCTTATGTGGAAATATTTCCTTGGAGCTTTGAGATAGTAAGTGAATTTGCCGAGCGATACAATCTAAAGTTGCTGAAGTATAAACAAGATGCCAATGATAGATTGTACTTTGTATATGAAAAATTATAGTGCAGTCTAATACTTAGTCCTTAGATAAATTTCATTAACACTAGTAAAACCTTTTTGGGTTGGTTCTTAAATACTTGCGTGAACATACTGTTGTTCGCAACACAGTATGGAACATGATGACACAAACCCCAAGGAGGTACTCTTGTCCAAACGTAAGAATCGATTAGTAGAAACCGTTCAGTATCAACAACCCAAACAAAAAAGACATATCCAGCCCGACTTACGAGTAGTAACCGAGGAATACGTACAACGAAGTCGACGTGTAGAATTAAAGCCTAAGAGTTTAAATCAAGAAACTTACATTGATTTATTGACCAATTCTCAGAAACTGATTATATTTGCAACAGGACCTGCTGGCACAGGCAAAACCATGTTGGCTGTAATGGCCGCCATCAAAGCCTATCAAGAAGGAGACTGTAAAAAGATTGTCGTCACTCGTCCGGCAGTGGGCGTAGATGATGAACAACATGGATTCTTGCCCGGAACGCTAAATGAAAAAATGGCACCCTGGACAAGACCCATAATGGATGTGTTTGCCGAGTATTACCGACCGGCTGACATTGCTCGAATGCTAGACGAACAAGTTATTGAGGTTTCTCCCCTAGCGTTCATGCGTGGACGGACATTTAAAAATTCGTGGATCATAGCTGACGAAATGCAGAATGCCACACCATCTCAGATGAAAATGCTGTTGACACGTTTAGGCGATGCAAGCAAAATGGTAGTAACCGGAGACACACAACAAGCGGACCGTAAAGAAAACAACAACGGATTAATTGACTTCAAACGTATTGTGGGACAATACGAAAATAGTCGCTATGTCGCAGGTGTTGAATTCGAAGGACGCGATATACACCGTCATCCTGCGGTATTTGAAATACTTAAAATGTACGGGGAGGTATAGCCAATAAATATTAGATGTTCAAATATGGCGATATACGCAAAGTACATCTAGAGATAAGTAGTCGTTGCAATGCTTCGTGCCCTGAGTGCCTTAGAAACCTCAGGGGCGGAGACATTGAAGATCACGGTGATTATGTAGTACATGACATGAGTTTGAGCGAGGCTCAAACTATCTTTCCGGTAGACTTTTTACAACAACTTGATATTTTTACAATCAATGGCAACTTTGGTGACTTTATTACCTGCCGTGACGGATTGGAAATTGTACAATACATCAGTGACGCCAATCCCCGTATGTCAATTGAGATCAGCACCAACGCCAGTGGCCAACCCAAGATCTGGAGCCAACTTGGTAAAATCAAAAACCTACAAGTAATATTTAGAATTGATGGATTGGCCGATACACATCACTTGTATAGGCAATATACCGATTTTGATTTGATAATCAGTAATGCCAAACGGTTTATTGCTGCGGGCGGAAATGCAGCCTGGTACATGATCGAATTTGACTTCAATCAACATCAACGTGATACTGCACGACAAATGAGCAAGGACTTGGGATTCAAAGAATTTCGACTTATCAATCACGGAAGAAACAACACTGTGGTGTTTACACGAGACGGTGAATTTAGCCATACCATTGGTACTCCCGATCCCGATATCAGAGATTATCAAGTATTATTGGACATGCGTGAATTTGTTAAGACTCGTGAAGGAGGTAATCGAGTCTACTACGAATCTCGAATCAGCAAAAAGAAAATCCGTTGTCAAGTGCAGAATCCGGCCAGCATTTATGTACAAAGCAACGGACAAGTATATCCCTGTTGTTGGGTGGGATTTGCACCCGATACTAATAAAATAACTCCGGGAATGGATCAAACTGCTGCCATTGCCAAGAACAACAACGCACTAGATGTTGGAATAGAATCGGCCATGTCTTGGTTCGCCGAGCTGGAAAAAACTTGGTCTATAGATACTGTGCTGAACGGAAGACACTACAAGTGTAATTCTATTTGCGGGTCAGACGACTGACTGCATTGTGTAGTTCGGATAGATATGCTGTTTGATTTCTAAATTTATTTTCAAGTTCGGCAAGTCGATGTTTTAGCATGGCAATTTCGTTATCGCGTTGATCATTGGACGATTTGACATCTTTAAGAACTTTTTCGTGACTGAGCAAGTTGGGACGAGGCGGTGCATTGGGGTCCACTGCACGTTTCTTTTTGACTTTGTACATGTCTAACATACTCATATTTATTTCCAATAGGGTTCAAACTCGGGAACTATATCCAAGACATTTTCTTTGCGTACACGATCAAGTTCATTGGTTCGGTTCATTACCACGTTCCATTCGGTCAACGGAATTTGATTCATGTAATTGATTATGCCCTGTGCTCTGGGATAGTTCTTGAGTCGTTGTTGTGCAAGATCTTTAAGTTCTGGAGGCAAATTTGTAATGTTTTGCTCCACCGGGTAATTGGCAATACTTAAATCGTATTTGTCAAATCCATTGGAGTCAATGAAATCCAAGACTTGATGCAATGATAATATATTGTAAATGGTCACAACAATATTGAATCTAATATTGACCTTGAACTTTTTTATCAAATCGAGATTGGCCACGAACCGACTCCAATTGCTGCCACTGCGAATATATTCAAATACCGATCCTAGGCCGTCCATGCTCACTATGAACAATACGTTGGTAAAATAGGTCAAATAGTCTTCGATATTGTAGGTTCCCAGGGTCAAACGTGTTAAATTTGTCACGTATGTGAGTCTAATATCTCGCATGCCCAACTGCCGCAGATGTTCTAACATAGCCCAATGTTCTTGCTGAAAGAACACTTCGCCACCGGCAAAGTAAACTTCTCGTAATTCACCAAGATCACCGTACTTGGCAATAATGTCTTCCCACACTGTGGTATCGTGTGCTTGTATTATGTAACTGCCATTTACAGTGGCGTTTAATTCTTGGGCCCAGGTATGACTGTATCCGGGCCCGCACATGCGGCATTTCAAATTACATACATTGCTGAATCTAGCGTCCCAATACTGCATTTGAAAATTGTGCAAGGTACCATCGGGTTCGGTTTTGGCCAGTAACCAATCTAGATTACTTTCGGGTATGTTGATATTTTTGCTGGTTCTAAAACTTTCAAGACCGTGGCGTTCTTGTCTATAACAATTGGCACAGGCTTCGTGTTCGTGTCCCTGCATCATGGCCCGACGCACCGACTTCATTTCGGGAACATTTACTATGTCTTGAGCAGTAGCAAAATCTCGTATGTTTCCAAACTCGACTGCTTGTTTATCGGCACTGCAACAAGGACCAAACTTGCCGTTGGGCTCGTGAAAGAAATGAACCCATGGCAAGATGCAAAAAGTCTTACTCGGCAACAACTGAGTCAACTGTGGCTGCCTCTGCGTCTACTGCAGGTTCTTCTTTGGGAATAAACTGCTCAAGGTAAGCAAGATCCAATTGTGCCATTACATTGATAACATATTTGGGATAGGCTTCCAAAAAGTATTTGAATAGCTTGTCAAAGTCGCCATCATAAGCATTGAAACGATTTTTAACAATGGTCTTCTTGCTTAAATTTAGTACTACACCGGCGTAACTGTGGTCATTGGGCTTTAGGCCTTTAGTAAACTCAATGCGTTCGTCGTATTGATGATTGTTGGGATCGCTCATGTATCCTCTAACATGTGTCATTTTGGGATCTTTGGGCTTGATCACGTAAAACGCCAAGAGGTGTAAATCTTTAATTTTCATTCGTGTCCTATCTTTGATAATTCGGTTATGATTGCTGATACATTGATTTCTGCGTCGGACACCAGTGTATGATTGGCATATCCACGGCTTATAATTATAATTGCTTCGTCCTGTCCTTCGGGCGTTGAACTCCAGATATCCAAGTTATCGTACATCCAACGAAAGAAACTTTCCATGTCTTCGTTGGCAATTTGACTGCAAATTAATCCACGTGCTTCGCGAAATTTTCCAGCCTTGAACAATGCCACACTGTCCAGTTTCCAATCTTTGACACTGGAATCGGTTTGTCCGGGATTGATCAAAGTACCAGTAGTGGTACTTCGTTGCAACAGGTTCAAACACTTGCGTAAATCGGGATAGGTTGCTTTGACATAGCTGTCTAAAACATCTAGATCAAATTCAATACCTTCGGTTACCAACACAGTGGCTGCTCGTGCAGTGAATTCGGTAGCATCGGTTTTGTCAATGTGGAATCCTTGACATCTACTGTGTATGGGCGGAAGTATTTTGTTGGGATAGTTACAGGTCAAGATAAAACGTACATTTTGACTGTAGTCTTCCATCAAGTTACGCAGTGCCGGTTGTACACTATTGGGATTCATATAGTCGGCTTCGTCAATGAGCACAACTTTGAACTTGCCAAACGGCATGGTTTGGCAAAAATTAATTAGCTTGTCGACCCACTCGACTTTACGTGCTTCTTTACTGCCGTTTGCATACATTACATCGTATTCTTCGATACCCAGCTCGTTGATCAATATCTTGGCCAGTGTTGTTTTACCGGTACCGGGACTGCCGCTCAATAACAAATGCGGGATAATGCCATCCTTGATCCAGCTTTCGACTGTTTGTCGTTGTTCGGGATCGGTAAAAACATAATTTTCTACTGTGTTGGGTCGGTACTTTTCGGTCCAAAGTTCTTTCATTTAATATTCCAATCTTGTTTTGCTTGTTGCCATACTTGACGCGGATGCGTTATGCACCATACAGGAATTATAACGCAGGCTGCAAGTAATAGCAACCAAGTTGGTGTAGTTGCAGGGTGATGTGGACAACGCCCTTGACGATAGTCGCACCCGGGACTATACTCGTGTCTACAAGTGGTACATTTCATTGTTTAAGTATCCTCATAATGCGATCTTGCTCTTGTTCTTTGAGCCATTCTTCCTCGCCGGCATAAGTGCTACAAGCCGCCAAACTTTCATCTACAAGCCATTTGAGCCGGTACAACTCTTGTTTGGTGTTCCAAGTAACAAATCCATCATTGCGAGGATTGACGCATTCGGCACGCATCATCCAAATGCCATGTCGTATGGCATTGGCATCCCAGTCACGTCGGTATCCCATTTTACCAACGTGTTTTAGAATCGACTAATTTGCCGGTGTTGTGTGTGTCATCTCCGGTGGGTTCGGTATCGGATACCAACAAGATATCGTTGGGGTCAATTCTACGAATTGTTCGTTCGCCGTCGTGATCCTCAATACCAACTCCACGTGTCCAACGACCGTGGGCAACCATGACCCATTGTCCCACTCTAATATCTTCTTGCTCGGGTCCAATGGCATATACCTGTGCCCATCTTGGACGAACTCCAGCGGTTCTACCGTCGTCGCCGAGTAAGTACAATCCACTACTGGTTTTCCTCTCTTTGAAGTTCATATCGGTCACCAGCACATGATCTTTGATGGTGCGTATTTCTTTGATTTTAATTGGTTTTAACATATCAAATTCTAGTAGGTCCTTGTGATTTTTTTTGCTCTTTAGCGGTGGGTATAGGTTGTTGTACCACTGATGCTGTTTTGGCCGCTGCTGCTGCCAAACTGCCACGTGCCGGTGGCTCAGATGGTGTTGTTGGCTCCAATGGGCCACTGTTGGTAAGATTGTTTACCATGTTATGTAATTCTTGTGCTTGGCTTTTTTCAATTAATTTTTGTTGTGCCATGACCACTGCCGGGTCATTGGGACTGTACGGAGCATCGGCAACTGCATAGGCCTGATCCATGATTTGATTTCGCCCCATGGCCACTTCACCGTTGTTGCCCAATAAATCACCACGTGCATTGACACGCATGTTGCCAACGGCTGTGACATTTTCGTTGGTTAATTTGACTCGATCAATATCAACCATTTTGCCACGTGCGGTTTTGTATATTTTTGACATCGTTATTCCTTATTTTAAAAATTCTCGTATATCAAGATCATAATACATACTATTGATCTTGTGTACGCCCAGCAAGTATAACACATAACTGGCTACACTACTACCACGACCCAATCCCCATAATACTGAATTAGCTCGCATGGTGTCTACAAAGTATTTAAGATATTGTAGCAAGGAGAATAGGTTTCTTTCCTGATACAACAATAGCTCTTGTCCCACACGTTGTAGTTCGGCATCGGTTTGGCACAAATTTAATACATGTTGTGCAATATCCAAATCTTGATATTCTTCGGGCATGTACCATGTTTGTTGTTGTCCCCAGTGAAACAGTTCCAAGGAAACGTCCTCTTGGGGAACTGTATATTGTCGCAGTTGCGGAAATCCGCTAAAGGTCTGCATCACTGCTGTGTTATAAGGCAAACTGTCCACGACTCGAAACTTTGACAAGTCCAAGTCAGGATCGAGATAAAGCAAGTCGCAAAGTTCTCGAGTATCGGTATAGGCCTGTCCGTAGGGATCGTAATTCATTTAATATCAATTAGCTTGTCGAAGTTGGGATTCTTTTTGGCCATTTCTTCCATTTGTTTTCGAGTGCGTTCGTTTAATTCAAATTGGTAGTCGTCCAACATCATGTGTATTTGTTGTACTATGTCTCCTCGACCCCAGCGATAAGCCATACTCAGTCTAGAGTTGAGCTCGCTTATTTTCTTTGACAGCTCTTCTTGAGATAAAGAACTTAATACAGGTGTGAGTGGATGTCCCATACTCGTAGTATATGTGAATGTTGTTTAAAAATCAAGTCTTTTGGTTAACTTAGATACCAAGTGTTCGCAGCCGAAATATAGGTCAATTGAGCTGTTACATTACCGGCACTGAACTTGTTGCTTGGAACCCATTTGACTGTGGATGTCGAGTATACATTTGCCGAAACAATGGGAGCTACCGATACAATTTTGAATCGTTGTCGATCAACCGGACTAGGCGGCAATATAATATTACCGCTAGAAATTGACGCCGACCCAGTGCTGTCGATGATCACGGTGCTTACTGCATTATTGGCAGTGAACACACTACCACCACTGGTTACAAAATTTGTAATATAAGTACCGCCTTCTACTATGCCCGATTTGGTATAGAAGTTGCCGTACACATGAACGCTCTGGTCGTTTTCAATGCCCATGCCCTGTAGTACAACATTACCGCTATTGCCGCCATCGTCGGCAGTAAAGAATGCAATATTACCACCTAGACCGTATGTGACATTGGATCCGGTCGCATAATGCACAATGGTTGACAATTGCTGGAACACATTGCCAGTACCACCGGTGCCGGTATAGGCAACAGCATTGCGATATCCAAGATAATCACCGCTTTGTACCGGAGTAATTGTGGCAGTACTCAAATTACCGCGTGCAGCAGTAAGAGTATAACCGCCAATTTTGGTTGTATCAAGTTGTGCATTTGTGGTGCTGGCCAAACTCAAATTACCAAGTGCCACTGAATTATACGATCCCAGGGCACTGACAATGTTTTGTCCTTGATCGCCGGCCAGTGCCACTCCCAATGCTGTTTGGCCGCCATTGTTTTGACCATAGCCCAAGAACAATGTGGGAGCTGCAGTGATTGCAGGATTGAAATAGATCTGTGGGTCACGCAAACTGTTGCGATTGCGAGTAACATCAAATATCAAATAGTGTGATCCGCCGTCGATTGAACTAAAATCAAATACATAATTGCCGATTGCATCAAAAGTAATAGTACTTGTGCCGGCATTGAATCCAGCAATATCGCCGTCGGCAATGCTCACACTAGAGGGAAGTGTTACAGTATATGCGGTATTGGTCACATTGATCCAAACTCGCATCAAGCCATAGCCCAATGCACCCGATCCAGTACTAGCTGGCCAGTTAATAAAACTCAAGCTGATTGAGGCATTTGTGGTTAACTTTTGAAAGTTGGCTTTTGAAAAATCCAGCTGAACTGCACCGCTTGCTGTACCCAAATCCAATAAACTCTGTGTCCAAGATGCCAATTGCGGAGCAATAATCTGTGCCCCGGCCATGTTGTTGTTTAAGGTTTGTCCATTTAAGGCACTGGTTGTAATGACTTTTGACTGTAGATCAGAAATTTCGTTTTCGGCATAGATAAAGTTATTCTTGATATTGGTAAAATTATCTCTGAATCCTTGGCTGGAATTATCTTGCCCAGCAATCGGGAAAGTGCCGTCTACGTTGTATGGATTGATGTTGCTTGACATGTAATCTGCGTCCTAAATATGATATCAAGTATTTATACTCAAAGAGTCATATTAAAAACTATTGCTGACTGCGGCTCGTACCCAAGTGTTTGTGGCAATACATAGATAGATGTAACTAGAATTATAGGCTATTTGTCCGGTGATTCCGGGTGCACTAGAACTGACCGGCACTGTGGTTGACGATATATAGGCCGAACTATTGGCCTGCAATGCCGAAATCTCAGTGGCAGCAACAGTAAAGTTTTCTTGTATGACAGTAAAATTGGTTCTAAAACCCTGTGTATCATTGTCTTGCCCGGCAATGGGGTAAGTGATATCTATATTGGTTGCATTGATGTTTGATGCCATTTGATCTTTACTCCTACAGTATATTTATGGAAAAGCACCGTACTGCGGGAACTTTAAATATTGATCTTGTGATCCTGGGACGTAATATTGATCTCGGTCCGAGAAGAATCTAGTGGTCCCGCCATTGAATGTTGTTTGTGTGCTATTGGCCAATTGTGTGCTATTGGTTTTATACGGCACATAATAGGGAACTGTGTGTCCCAGCGTAGTATCTAGTGTGTAAATCAAAATACTTCCGTTGTAGGTTTGGCCCATGGCCACTTGTATTTTGCTGTTTAACACAACGGGTTTGACAAATATCAAATTTACCACATCGTTAACAATGTCAATTTGCCAAATACCGCCGCGTTGATTTACACTGTTGGCCAGACTGGTCACTAGAATTGTTGGCGGAATTTGCGGATATGTGATTAATGGTGGAGTAGTAGTAAATGTAATCGACGTGTTGCCGTTTATGTTGGCCAATGTGTAATTTGCATTGGTTATCACAGTGCCGTTGACTAACACTGTGGTTGGACTGCTTACAATATTGGCCAAGGTAAAAGTCGCAACATTTCCGTTGGCAGTAAATGATTGTAAGTTTACTCCGCTGTAGACCGATATTTGAGCCGGATTTGATGGCACAACAACATTGGCCGGCGGTGTTGTAAACAACAAAGTGGTGCCCGATATGGTATAACTTGAATTAGATTGCAAAATTCCGTTTACATAAACATTGACTGCACCGGCATTGGCAATGCTTTGACTTATGGTATAGGATGATATTGTGTTATTGCCAGTTATTGTGGTCGAAGCTTGAGTGGATTCTAGATAGCCCGGCACAATCGAGTAGTCATCATAAGCCTCAGAACTGTAGCCTTGATCCACTCCGGTCAAAATATCATTACCGATATAGGCATCTACATAATCTACCCAACCGTCGTATGATCCGCCATTGACAAAATTTTCTTGTTTGGCAAAAATCAAGGTCTGTCCCGATTGATAATTTGTTACTCCGTCTATGCCACCATGATTGTTGATATAATCTACAGGTCTGCCGTTGATTTGATCAAACGGAACCGACAATGCATAATTCACTGTGGCCACAATGGCTCCGATGTTGTTGACCGGCAAGTAGTCAAAAGTTGTTTCGTATCCGGTAATATACACATTGGCACTGGTGTCAAAATATCGACTGTAGTTGTTGTCCATGTTGTATCGATCAATGGTAAAGTCAATATTCTTGAAGTTAATGCCTGTGGCTGCAAGATTGTAAGCAATTTTTTTACTGTAACCCGGTTGTGTATAGGCCAAGACCACAGCCTTGACATAGCCCAAGGGCGGATTGAAACTGTTGCCCGAACTGCCTTCTTGGTCGCTGGTCATCCAATTGGGCAAACTGCTCTGGTCATAATAGCCAACATTGTTTACCAATCTCGATATCATGTTGGCCGAGTTGTTGGGATAGATAACGTCGTAATTGTTACCGATAGCATCAATATAGGGATTGGCTATCACCCCGGCAAGATTGATCTCGAGTGGAGCACCTTGTCCAGCGGAATTTTCTTCGGGATCAACAATTTCAACATAAACAACCTCGTACTTGACATTGTAGTTGTCGTCAAATACCACCGCAGTTTTAATCGAGCCAAAATTGTAGGTTTTGGTCCAATGATTGTTGAGTATGGCATTGGCATAGTTGACATATTGGGTACTGTTAAGTCCGGGCAAGAACAACATTCTTAGATTGTTAGCAACGCCAAACCAAGGATCGGTGGGTTTGTAAATGTAATCGGGATTGAATATGATTGTATCATTCAATATTGATTGCAAGGCTGCACGTTGATTTTGTGCCGGCATTGCTGTAAGATACAAATCCACATAGGGCCTTTGATCTATTAGATCTACAACCACTGTGAATTTTCTCAACGACGATGAAGTTCCATCAGTGGTAGCGGCTTGTACAGTAAAATTATAAGTTCTATCTAGAGTCAATGCCCCGTTATCAAATGTGGTTGCAAAATCATCTAGACTGAACAGTTCAAAACTTACACGTCCACTGATATCGCCCGATGGCAATAACGACAAGCCCTGTGGAAGTCCGGCAGGATATCCCGGAGCATCATATAAACTATAAACTAGATCTTTGCCAATTACACTGGTTGCCGTCACAGACAATTCGCTGACGCTGCCGTTACGGATAGTGCCGAGATTGGCTGGTGTGACCCAATTCACAATATTGTTGACATCGCCCAGCACAGTCAAGTTGAAGAATTCCGGGGTGCTGGTGTAGGTATTTCCACTAATGGTCTTGGACACAACTATACCAAACGTGTAAGTCTGTTCTGAAGTGGATTGACTGTTCAATTTTCCGTACAACCATCCGGTTGTGCTGTCCAGTGTCAGTCCCGGCAAGTTGGCCGGTGATGTATTTCCCGACGAAAAACTGTCAAAGCCAATATAGTCAAAACCTTGATCGGTACCAGAAACAAAAGTATCAAATGTTCCAGCTTCGTTGGCCAAACTGTACGTGATAGTGTCACCGGAAAAATCTAGACCTTGAAATTTATAAGCATAATAACTGTCTTGTCTAGCAGTTGGTATAGCTCCGGGAGTGTTTAAAAGAATAGGAGTGTATACACCGTTGTAGGACTGTACCGAAATGGTATAGGACTGCAAATCATAATTGGCACCATCATAAGCCTGCACAGTAAAACTATAACTCAAGGATTGTGTTGCAGTATTGCCAAAATCGTATGCATCGCCGGGATGATCGTATTCTTGTTGATATATGATAGCACCACTAGCGGGATCGGTCACAATCGTGTTGTATCCCGATATTGATGAAGCATTGGCTTGCGGAATTGGATAAATGTAACCGCTGATGACACCGGTATTGGCGTCCAGTGTAACCCCATCGGGCAATGCCCCCGATTCAATACTCCACTGTACTTGAACCAATGGGCTGAGTTCGGTCACTGTGAGTTGTTGATAAAAATAACTGCCGTCGTAATAGGTTTCCAACGAAGTCACTGCGGGTTCAATAACCGGGCCATTGACATCGGTGATGCTGATACTGAACGATCTATCATTTACAATTCCACTTGAATCTTGGGCACGTACTGTAAACGAATAAGTCTTGGTTTGATCAACCACAGTTGATGTAGTAAAAGTTGGTACGCCTTGCAGATATCCTGCCTTGGCTATTTCCATGCCCGCCGGCAATTCGCCCGACAACAGAGTATAAGTTACTGCACTATTGTCTGTGGTTTGCGTCTGTAACGGAATTTGATAATATTCGTTGTTGGGCACTGTGCCCAAACTGCCACTGGCCGTTACCCAAGAAATTTTATTTGTAATTGAATTGACAATGTTTATTGTAAATGTACCATCTAGTACGTAACCATTTTGGCTGTTTGCACGAACTGTAAACGAATAGGGTACTCGTAATTGACTATTAGTTGAGTAAATAGATGTTGGAGTTCCGCTGATGACGCCGCTGGAATTACAAGTCAATCCCTGCGGCAGTGCTCCACTAATGATGGAAAAAGTAATTGGTGCCCCGTTATTGGCCGAATCGTATGCCAACAATTGGTAGGATATGGGTAATTGGCTGGCAAAATTGGCTATAGTGCCCGGAGTAGTAATCCAACTTAGATTTGACATGTATAATCGTTTCTCGTAGTGTTGGATCGGGCCAAGGCCTTAATCCAAATCCTTATATAGCTTATTTAGCGGATTTGAATAAAGCGGGTCTGGGCTAATTGATAGAGAAACTGCTGCCGCAACCGCAAGTGGTTTGGGCGTTGGGATTTTTGATTGAGAAATTGCTGCCCATTAAATCGTCTCGATAGTCGATTTCGGCACCGGTCAAATACTGCATGCTCATTGCATCAACCAAGACTTGTACTCCTGATTCGTCTAGAGCAAAATCATCTTCGTTTTGTTCTTCATCGAGAGTAAAGCCATAACTCATGCCCGAACATCCGCCGCCCTGTACAAATATGCGTAGTTTAAGGTCGGGATTGTTTTCTTCGGCAAGAATATCTCGTAGTTTTATAGTAGCGTTTTCGGTAATTGTAATCATAATCTTCTATTAATTGCGTCCCAGTCCATGATACGCCAGATGTTGTCTAGGTACTTGGCCTTGTCGGTGTGATAGTCCAAGGTCCAAGCATGTTCCCACCAATCCACTAACAAGGCAATGTCGGTGCGTTTGGCGTGATTGCGAATGGTTTTGATCTGTCCCGATTTGCTGAGATAAATCCAATTGGATCCCTGCAACTTCATGGCTTCGGTTTTGAATGCTTCCTTGAAGTCATTGAAGTTTTTGTGATTGCGTTCGATCAGGTTCAAAATAGTTCCGTGCGGCTTGCGGGCCCCGGGACTGCGAAATTGTGCAAACCAAATGCTGTGTAAAAATGCTCCGGCTTCGTTAAAACCGGGATCGCCTTCGCCCCGGTTGTAGCGATCCACATAGCCTTTGTACAGTTTGCCAAAGTGCAAATCCACTGTGGCCCCACTCATGACCGGAGCAAGTGCGGTTCTACTGTAGGGCAATTTTATTTGCTCCAAGGTCTGTTTGTTTTTGGCTTCTAGTAATTCTATGGTGTGTCTAATGTCGTTCATACATTATTTATTGCGATACACTACACGTCCGCGATTCATGTCGTATGGTGACATTTCAACTTCCACACTGTCGCCTAATAATATACGTATATTATTCTGTCGCAGTTTGCCACCGATAGTGGCCATGACCCGGTGTTGATTTTCCAACACAATTCTAAACATGGCATTGGGAAGGACTTCCTCGACTCGACCGGCCATTCTAATTAAATCTTCTTTGCTCAACGGTTGGTTTACTCCTAATAATTCTATTTACTGTTTACTTAGTGCCATTTCTTCAAATGTGTCATATTTGTATTGCCACATATAGTTGTCCAATCGGGGCTCAAAACTGTCTCGATCAAACGGAATAGAATGTTGTTTCAAGTGTACCGGAAAACTAAAGAAATAGAATTTTTCTTTGTTTTCTTCGTACACACAGGCAAACACGTGCTCTTTATTTTGACATCCCGATATCAAGGCCGAATATTGAGGATTTTTTGCAGTGCCATTTTTTCGAACCACGCTGAATTTGGCATCTACATTGTTGCTATAATCACTGCCCGCACCCAGTGTTATCTCTAGGTTTTTGTTCACTGTGGCAATTGCGATCTCTAACAAATCATCATATTTGAGATATTTAAGATCGCTTTTGCTCCAAGGAAAATCCGGTTCCGAGTGTTGTAGGATTCGATCTATTAGAAATTTTACAATTTGTCTATTTTGTGCAATACGTTTTGTGTACCAAGGAGCTCGATATCGAACTTCGGTGAGCATTTGCGACATAAATTATCTCCTCATTCTACTGATGTCAACTGCCTGCTCGTCACTGAACACAGGTACGGCATTGCTCTTGTGCATGGTGCCAATGCCCAATATTTTAGTGCCAGTGTATTGTGGTATTTCTTTTGAGCGTACTGCACCCGAGTGGCCTGTATCGAGACTGGCAATTTCGTGTCCGGTACTGCGTCCCGCAGGTGTGGACAATTTGTAATTCAATGCCGGAGCCCGCATGGCACGACTTTGGCGTTTTGCTTCTAATTCGGCACCTTGACGCTTGAGCAATTCTCGCCATTCCTGTTCTAAACGTTCGTGCTCACGCTTTTGTTCTGCTGATTTAAATTTCATTTTGCCTTTGCATTTGCCATTTAAACTTAGTGCAGGATGATGAAGATGCATGGTCATAAAGTCACCTATATTAGTACGTCAGAAGTTAATTATATTACATTTCTTCATCAAAGTCAACCGGCACCACATTAACCTGTTGCATTTTTGCAACACTGTTTCTAATTACAGTACTTAGGTTTAGAGCCGCTTGTTTACTGAGAATTAGGGTACTTTCTTGCCTTACATACCCACGTGTTAACATGGTCCAAATTTGACACCAACGACTGATACTGTACCAAGGGCTTACTGTTTCTACATAAAATGTCACTGTGACGTTTTGCAGTTCCCGATCATGCTCGTCGCCAACCTCAATCCACATCTGCGGAAAGTGATCGGTGTCGCCACATTCACAAGCAATGGTGTAGACCCGAGCTGTGTCCCAATTGCGATTTAACATAATTCCTTGTGCAGGTGTTTGAGGTTTCATCTTGAATATCCTATAGTGGTATGATTGAAATATTTTGGGGGTAAGTTTTGGTAAGCCATTAGTGCCACAATGCTTAAAAATATCAGTAGTTCTCGAGTCATTTATCAATTACTTTTTCTGCTAACATTTTGCCAATCTCATCGGGATCTTTAATTTCCTGCATTTTAAAGTCAGGTCCGGCCATGTAGTGTCGTTCACCCACAATAAAAATATGATCACGCCAACGTGCTTTGAGTGCTGCAATCAGCTCGTCGTCGTTGCGACCCTGTGCAATGAACTTATTAGTTTCTTCCTCAAAGAAATAAATAACATCACCATGTTTCTCGCTTTTGACTGCATGTATAATGGAACTTAAATATTTCTTTACATTGTCTCCGGTTTCATTTACATCTTTCATGACCTCAAAAAACCCAAGTATAAACCTTGTTAGTTTGTAGACTGCATAAAATATCAAGGCTTGGCCACAGGCCGTTACAAATTCATTAAACTCCATCTTCGCTCCTTAAATGTCAAAACCAATTGTGGGATCAAACTCGTCTGCTCGCTCTTCGTAATATTTATAGCCTCGGGGATTACAAATAATTCGTGTTGAACCAATGGTATAATCAAACGGATCATGTGTATGTCCATGTGTCCATACCTGGATTTCGGGATGATCTAAAATAAATTCGCTTAGGTCACTGCTGTAAGCACCATTCATTAACACATCTTTTTCATACTTGGGCTTGATGCTTAACTTGCTGGGACTGTGATGTGTCACTACCACAACCGGCAGTGCACCGCCTTCACGAGCACGATTTTCTGCAAGAGCAGTGGCAAAATACTTCATGGTCTGTAAATGTTCTTGCACAGTATATTCGGGTTGCAGTCTATGATAAGCATCTCGTTCTTTATTGTACATAGTGATTTGACGATAATCATTCATAGCCCCCTGCATATGGTACAGGGTCAGTGCATCTTGTCGATTCATGTCGGTCCACAATGTTGCACCCAAAAATAGCACACCATCCAGCACCATGCTTTCTTTTTCGAGTAAGTGCACATTGGGGGGCAATTGACTTTTGATATGATCATAAGTTTTATGAAACACAGATCTATAGAATTCGTGATTACCCATGACCATTATAACCTTGCGATACTTGCGACTGCACTCTTCCAAGACGAATCTATAGAATCTGTCGGGCCGCTTGTCCTCTTGCTCGTGTGCTAACAACACCATTTCGGGATTGTAGTTTTCTTTCTTGAAACTTCTAGCTTCGAATATATCGCCGGATAGGATTAACACATCACCCCCGGGCAGGGTCAAATCTGCAAAATCAATGTGCAGGTCGCTGATTACATTTACTCTCATACTAATCCCACATTCCTCTATAATATTTGGCAAACAATCTTAGTCCATTTGCAATGCGATCTTCGACTTCCTGATAACCTTCTCGGTCAAATCCCTTGTCGGTGTGAAACTTATCCTCCCAATCGTTGTCAGGATGCAAGTGTTCAAAGGTCCAAATCATTTCACTTAGTATCCAGGACCAACGTTCATGTACTGTACTGTCTGTGTATCCGTTCTTGGGGTTGGCTTCTTCTGAAGGCCACAACTCTTCGGGACAATCTTCGGGATCGGTTAATGGACTGCCGTGTTTGTCCATTTGAAGTTGTTTCAACATGGGCAAAATAATTATGGCCAGGGTTGCGTCCATGCTCCAAGTATCATAATGGTCAATTTTGACATATTTGATCTTAGGATGCACACAATCCAAAATCCATTTTATGCCTCGGCTAATAAATTCAATTCGATCTGTCCAACGCTCAACCCATTCGGGGTATGGGGGACCGTCTTCTCGTGCCCAGTCACACCAAAAGAATATCCGTTCCATAATCGTGTAAGGTGAAATCCAATGATTACGATAGTTAGAAATGTAGATACGCATTATGGTTTACTCTTACAATTATTAAAATGCCATTGATTCATTTGTGGTGCTCCGCCTTCTTTACCGCAATGCGGGCATTGTAGTTTGGGCTTTGGTTTTCCGGTCATTGACTTACTTCTTTTTTCATTTGCTTCCGTGGTAGTTGCATTCAGGCTCCAAGTTATTTTTCTGCCTTTTAACGCATCTCTTTTTTTCTGTTTTGTTTCTTCCGAATCCTTCTTTCCCAATCTAGCCAATCTATTCTTAACTCGTTGCTCTTCAGTCCTTACCTTACCTCTATTTGCATCTGCAATTTTTTGAATATGCTCTTTAGTTTTTGGTTTTCTTAGTTTTTCTTTATGCTCTTCTGACAGAAGTTTGCCTTTATTGGCATGACTGATTTTTCTTTTTGTTGATTCTGAAACAATTCTACCAGTACGTTGTTCTTTCCATAATTTTCGAGTACTATCGGAAACTTTATGTCCTTTTAGTGAGTTACTAATTTTTGACTTTGTTTCGTCATCACGCGGTCCTCTGATTATATTGGCCTTTGCTAACCCTTCTCGTATATTTTTTCTGGCCTCATCAGTATGTTTCCTACCAGTCCAAGTCCTACGAGTCGCTTCTCTCCTTGCTTCATCTGTAGTTATTTGTCCGGATAATGCCTTCCATGCAACTAAATCTTGCCATCTACCGTCTTCTTCGTACAATTTACGATGTGCTTCAGCATGTTCTTCAACGGTTAACTCAATTAAATTTTCTGGATCATCAGTGCCACCTGCATGTTTTGGTATAATATGATGCTTGTGCTTTCCCATTTTTAAATACTCCTAGTAGAGTATTTAGTCCGATATATAAACTTTCATATCTATATTATAGCACCTTTTTCATTTCTCGTCAACTCGATCCAGTACCCTGCGAGCATATTTACTTATGCCGCCGCCGTGATCCATTCGCTCAACATCTTCTAATGCTAGTCTAAGTCGAGCATTTTCCTCTTGTAAACCGTAAACTCGATTACGCAAATTGGCAGCATCGATCCACGATCCAATTGCAGATATCAATTTGGCAACAACATAGCCCCAATTCATTGGGCGTACTTTAATAAAAACATCATGTACTTCGGCTCGTCCACAATCCTAACCTCAGGCTTGATTGTGTCTATCTCCTCGTTGGACCACTGTAATTCAATTCCATAGGTTTCGCAAAACCATTGATGCATTGACCGCGAAGTTTTACAATGTTCCCGGCCTTCACCATCTCGGCATTTCCGCATTGCGGCCCAAAAACCTGCACTGCCCATGACTGTGTCCAGTCTGCGTTCGTGATCACGGTATAGGTCGTTTATTGCCATCGTAATACAAATAATGTTAACGCTTCTTCGCTGGGAAATTTAATTATCATACCCGGCATGAAACATTTGTGTGTTTTTACCCACGCACCAATCTCGTGCTCATTTTCATTGTACCATATATAGTTGGTTACCCACACGCATTTGGGTACGTACAGGTTCTTTTGTCCATAGTCATTGTAATCGTCAACAACAATAAACTTTTCTACAGGTGGCATCATAGGTAAGTCAAGGCAAACACAGTGGCAATCTCTTCACGATAAAATGTAAACACAGTTTCTGGCGGAATTTCGCCCGTCATGTCGTCCCAACGTCGTTGACGAAATGCAAAGTCAAAATCTTGACCCTGTCGCCAGCCTCGTGCTCGTAGCTCTTCTACCAGAGCCAATATTGGACCTGCTTCCTGATTGGTTACAGTGATTTGGATCAACTCCACCTCAGTGCAAAAAAGGTTGCCGTTTGATCATCTTTAAAGTAAAAATCTGTTCGATCGGACAAGTATACCACATTCCATTTATCTTTAAATACGCCTAGGTTTTCCCCAAGCCACCATTCTATCTCATCGATTCGTTTGTCATGTTCGTAATGGCTGTGGTATACCTTGACAGTAACCTTAAAGGGCCAAAGTTCTTTTTTAAGTTGTCTCATGACCACCTCAGTAAAAAGAACGCCAAGTCCTCTTCGTTCTTGATATAAACAACGGTACTGATAATATCATTCCAAGTAGAGCATTTGAAGCCGGTTTGGTCAATCCAGGATATCAATTTAATCCGTTCCATCTTTTTCATGGCTGGAATCTCAACACGGTATTGATACCCGTCCAATTGGTAAGGGCCAGCAGTGCTGGGTATTCGATCTATCTGCATCATGACCACCTCAATAAAAACAGGGTGCGATCTTGTTCACGTTTAAACTCAAAAACACCTTCACCAACAAAACGCCATCCCGGCCCCGATACAGTGGCTCCTATACCGCCTCCAAATGTTTCTACACACCATTCCATGCAAGGTCGCCAACCCGGATCCGGGTTACCCGGATATACATGTTTGCTGACGCGGTCTCGAATCGGTGCCGCCACACTGGCCACATACCAACCCGTTAATTCGTTCTTCATGCCCACCTCAATAAAAACACGGTAATTTCTTCATCGGTTCGAAACTGCCAAGTATCAAAACTTGTGCGGATTCCACAGTCGTTTTCTTTGCTCCAATGGTGTACGGGATCCATATCTCGTTCGTTAAGACCCCAGCCGGGATTGCTAGGCCAAAGTCCATAATCAACGTCGGCCCGCAATCTCATTCCGGTCCTGATCCATGTAATTTTTTTATTCACGATTTAAATATTTAAGTATAAACCAAGTCTCCTTGGCGTCATCATAGAAATCCAAAAAGACTTGACGTTGTGTGCCATGTTGATCAGAATACCAACGATGTTCACGAACTGTAAATCCCAGTTCACGCTTCATTACACCACGCATCACAACATAACTTCTTGGCCAGTCATCCAGTAACTGATCCTGAATCCTATCCCATTCTTTTTTAGTTAACGTAATCATGACCATTTCAATACAAATGCAGTATGACTGCTTTCTTGATCCCAACGTAGATACATGCCCTGTGTGCTGGTTACAATCAATCTACCACCTAATGGTTTTAATTCATAGTTGATTACAGTTTTAATGTCCCACCCAGTTTTCTCGACTATTTTGCCACAATACGAGCAAAAGTTACTAAAATAACTTGGCCACTCATCGGCATCAAATCTACCAGTTGTCACACTAATACAAAATTTATCATTCGTGATCCGGTTCATGCCCACCTCAATAAAAACAAGGTTCTATGATGGCTGTCGGCAATATACAAGTCACAATGAAAAGTTTGTCGACCCTGTCGAGTACGACTATGTTCGCCTTGCCATTCATACTCAACTCCATTGTCCTTACACCAATCATAAACGTCGTGTAAAAAATCTCGTACTGTGCGATATTGCTCCGCAGTGGCCGTTCCAGTCACAATATGTTCCTCAGGTCGTCTCATAGCCACATCAGGGTAAAATAACTTGCATCTTCGGGACGTCGAAATCTAAAACTGAAACCTTTGGCTCCAACTAAACCACTGAGGTGATATTCCCCGCCCGCCGCAGTCGCAATCCAATCCAGTATTTTTCTTATAGGGTATTCAGGACCGCCCAAAACATCCTCCCAAAGTATTCGTACTTCGGTCCAGTCTTCGGGAGGAGGCCAAAATTCAAGTTGTTTCAAAACGTTTGTATTTTAAATTAAAATAAGTCAAATTGTGTTCTTCTAAATCACCATACAGATGAACCTTATATCCATATCCATAAATATCAGCACCTATTCCGTATGATAATGATTTGGGAACACAATTCTTCATGCACCATTTACCAGCTTCGCTTTGTTGCCATTCCCAAATTGAACCTGCAGCATATATTTCGGGATCATCATTATCACCCATTCTAAATTCATGTAATACTGTTCTTATAACCATTTGCTAAAATACTCCGTTGTCATATTGATTCGTGTTTATTCGCTCACTGTATCCACAATACAATTGAAACATAAGTGCATCATGATCGTCCGCAAAAACGAAATCCATATGATTTGCCTTGGCACGCCATGCGTATCGTTCAGTGTTGGGCATGCCAAATCGTTCTATTGACCATGCACATAACTCGTTCCACGCCGCATCATTGTTATAAGGTGATTGCCAGGGTACTCGTACGGTTATCGCCATTTTAATGCAAAGTGACTTGCGTCTTTGGGGTTGAGGAATCGAAAACGATATCGAGGATTTGGACCAAGCCCCAAATCCATATCAATTTCGTAATCAATGTCGTGTATCAAAAGCCAAGTGCCAGCGTCCAACGCTCGATCGGCACCTTCAATGGTTATAGTGGTCATGTTTAATTGTAACACATCCGCCATTTGTTGTCAAAACGTCTGTTGTTTTAATGTTTCCCATACCTTTTTCTGGTCCAGGAACTTTTGACGCAATCGCTCATATTCTTGTGCACAGGCTTTGAGTTCTTCAAACTCTTCTTCCAACCGGGGATCGGGAGTGAGCATGGCCAATTGGTTTCGAATTTCTCGTAGTGTTTCCATTAGACTGGCATCTCCAAATTTTATGTCGGCACCTTCATCCATTTGCAGTGTCTTGCCCTGTATAACAGTACTTGAACTCCAAGCGGGGCTTATCGAGGTATTGACATAGTACTGTCCACTGGCACTTGATAAATTTTGCCATGGGGTTGCTGGTACTGTAAGGTTACCGTAGCTTGTTGGGTAATAACTCATAAATACATTATACGTTATTTGCGACTACAAAGTCAAGTTCTACCAAATAATTGGATAAATATTTACTACACAACAGGAGCATTTGATGACCGAACGCAGGAAAATTCGTTGGTTAATTGCACATTTCCCGCAATACTTATTTGTAAGAACTGCCAAAGCCTTCAAGCATGAGTTAGAAAAATTGTGCCCGGGAGAATTTGAAATAGAAATTCTTACTATGTCTGAATATGCCGACCAGTACAACAAGCATCCCGAGTTCAAATCATCGCCGCCGGTGATTGCCGGTTTAGATGGTAAAGTCAATACCAATGATCATGTCAAGACGAACACCAGCTGGGCTCAAAATGCAAAAAAATGGGCAGCACTATTCCAAGCTCTCGGCGACGACGAATTTCAATTGAGTCAAACCCAAATCAGCATAATTGGAAACGAGCTGGACAAAAATTTCCACGCCATAGATTTACCATTCTTGTTTGATGATCACGACCACGTGACGCGAGTACTAGATGGCGACATAGGCAATAAATTATGTACCGAGATCGGGCAAAAAACACCAATTACAGCATTGGCATTTACATATTCTGGCGGTTATCGAGTAATTGGCTCGAATACAAAAATTACCAATTTGTCAGATTTGGCCAACACCAACTTATTGACTCAAACTGCACACAGCGTGAAACTGTTTGAAGAAATTGGAGCTAAACCGGTTCGCAGATTGGCACTGAGTGGAGATCAATTGGCCGATGTTGCCAACGATCCAGCAGCATCAGTAGAAACCACATACTTACGCTTTAGCGGTAAACATGTTTACAAAACCGAACACAGTATGTTTACTACAAGTATTTTGACCGGTAACAAGTTTTGGAATTCATTAACCAACAAACAACAGGACGCTTTCCGTATTGCTGCAAAGAAAACAGCCAAACACGAACGCAAATGGAGCATTGATGATGCAAAAAAATACGAAGATCTTGCACAAGAAAATGGTGTTGAAATCATTGGTATTAGCGAACAAGATCGAGCAGTTTTGCAACAGGCCGCTCTTTTAACCTACCAAGAACTTGAATCATTGGGCATTGATCCAATATTGGTACAGTCTATTATAGCACAACGAAACAGTCACATACAGTAATTGTACCAAGAAAAAACCCGCTGATTCAGCGGGTTTTTCACGACTAATAATTTAGAATTATACCAGTCCCATTGCCATTGCTTTGTAAGCAACAGCCACCATTTTGCGACTGGCTTCACCATGCACATACTCGGTAACTACAACACCGTTCTTGGCCACACGAGTGTTGGCATAAATTGCATATCCGCGATTGCGAATAACACTGATTGTGGCACTTGGGTTCTTGATACCAAAACGCTTGGCGATTTGACCTTCGCTTAGGGTTTCACCATTGAGTACCAATGCTTGGAATAGTTTACCTTGTTTTGTTTCGAGGTCGAAATGTTTCAAACTGATTGACATAAAAATTTCCTTTAAAATATTTGCAGTAATTTCAACTGCTACGTCTATTATAATGCAACTGTTACAAAATAGCAACAAGTTTTGGTTAAACATCTTGATCATCGTTGTCCAAAACTTGCCACCCCAACCGCTTTAAATCGTCGATTATTTCCATGGTAACCACACCTTCAGGAACATATCCCTCGGGAGAATCGTCGTTAATAATTCCCGAGCAGTACCAATTTAAATACTCACCTTCTTCCCTAAGATCAGCCACCACACCACCGGCCCGGCGCCAACTGCAACCCCAAGTGTCCCCTTTAAGTATAACCCAAGGTTCCATTTTTTGAAAGTCGTTGTTGCACATGGCGGCATAGAGATTTTGAGCGTATGCTTCGCTGGCTCGTACTTTGGTTCGAAACCATTCGGCCGCCATCATGTCCTCAAACATATTTGGAGCGTCGTTCATGCTATTATGGGTGCAGTTTTTGCTCGGTCACTGTAGATCGCAGTGCCACGAGCACGTATTAGATCCACTGCCGCTTGCGGGTTGTCCTCAAACATAACCTTCATATCCGTCACGCTTATGTTGTGTTCCACTGTTATTGTATATATCTCGTAGCATCGGTGTGCGTTGATGCGGGCCCGCATCATCATGTTAGCAATGGGTAAACTGGGCGGTCGAGTGTTGCTCAGTTTAGCCCACATTAGTTTTCGTTCGTAGGTACTGATATCAAGGACCGACTCTAAGCCTTGATTGTCCCACATCATTAAAAATTTGTTAGGTTCCGGTTTGCTCATTTTCCATCGATAATCTCAATCTTGGTCACATTGGCCACTTTGAAACTACGCCATTCTTGCTTGTCCAAGCAGTAGGCACTTATTACAGTTTCGTTTTTGGCCTTGGTTTTTTTGCTTTCGTTCAACTTGGCCGGCAATGCCTCAGATCTCAGCGTACAGGGCATGACCCGTACACTGCCATCTAGTTTGGTAAAGGTAACTTCACAATCGTTGTTGTGCAATAAATCTACAATTTCTTGATATTCCATAACAGTCTCCTATACTTAATTATATGCTATTATAACTCATTTGTCAACTCGTAATTTTGGCAAATGGCGTAAATACAACAAAGGATTTGCAAAATGTCAATATACACTCCACCAAATTACGGAGCCCAATACCCAGGAAGCCCAATTTATGGTCAACCTCCAGCTACAGGGATTGCAAATCGTACTCCTATAACACCCGGCCCCGAAACTGCTCGGTCCAATTTATCCAATCCTACACCACCGGCACCAACAATAGGAACCAAGATCAAGGTTCACAATCCGGTCACACCCAGTCCAGTGGCTGCTCCTGTACATGTTCCAATAACACCTCCGCCCGTGATTGGCGTTCCGGCACGTACTCCATTGATAACTCCCTTGGGAACTCATCCCACGTATACCACTCCCACCGAGCGTTGGGAATACGATTACGGCAACGGCGGAGCCGGCAACGGTGATGGCGGACCTTAATTTACTATTTTGGATAAATAATTGTATCTAATAAAGGAATAGAACATGGCAATATCTCCACAAACTGGCATACCCGCATATCTAGGCACCAACGGTGCCAACGGAACAACTGCGGTTGGTAAGAGAAACAAAGTGGCAAACACACTAGGTACCAGTGCAACCACTGGCCAACCCAACTATCCAGCCAGCACTGTAAGTGCAGCAACTGGTACTCCGGCTTATCTAGGCCCAAATAGCAGCAACGGCACTACTGTTACAGCTAGACCGGCCGCTGGTTCATTGAATGTCAACACAACTGTAACCGGAAAACCAGTATACGGCGGTGTTTATAGTTAATCATGGCCGATAAAGAAACTGCAACAACTGTCAAGGTAGCCAGTCCAGTTATCTCTGTTGTGGCTGCACCAAAATCCAAAATAGTTGCTCCTGTGGTAGCAACGACTACACCGCTACCGCCAAAGTCAATTGCTCCTACTGTTGCAACAACCATTCCAGCGTTAACAACAAGACCTGCCCCTGGCGGTGATACTGTTCAGCCAGCAGCAATTGGCAAGGCAAAATATTAATTAATCCGTTACAGGTTTAATACCGCGACCCAGTATAGTTCCATATACTGGGTTTTCTTCTGTGTAAAGCACTTCAAATCCGTGATTCATCAAAAACGGCACCACTGCACCACTCTTGCCCGAATAGTGTCCCCACCACTTGTTGTACCAGGTGTCATCGCAGACAACAAGACTTGTGGGTGCTAAACGTGATACTGCCAACTCGGCTTGCCTTAAATGTGCACGTTGACTATTGACATTGTTCATTTCAGGCATACCCAAATCACGATAACGCTGTTGTTGCTCCAACACAAACGCTTCGGTTCGATCCGGATGCCAATCCCAATCAAAATTATCTAGATATAAAAAACTTATATAAGCAATGTGCCCGGGAAAAGTCGCCAAGTAATCTTCTCCGGTGCTCTGCACAACTTCTACATTGGGCAAGGCCAGCAAACGAACTAGATCACAATGATGTGGATCTACATCCACAGTCCACAAGTATCGACCTTTGCGTAGAGCCCATTCGGCCAATACCTGTGTGCTACCATCGTCCCCGGCACGACCGCATCCGATCTCGACCCAACAACCGGGTTCGGTCAGCTGATCAATGTACTGTTCGGCTTTGCGAAATACTGCTCCCATTATGTTGCGGCTTTATCCTTCTTGTTAGTGCGAAATTTAGATTCGTTCTCAATTACTCGTACAAAACTACGAATAAATGCTCCACGTTGATGTCTATCTGTGTAAGCGGCCGCACTGCGTTTTACCTGCTTGGGTAATTTGATTGCTCTAGGATCGTATGCCATTTATATTCCTTTAGGCTTTTTTAGTCGCAGCTCTTGCGTTTTTAGTCTCGGTAATTTCATTACGGCGAGCCTTTACTGCCTTGGCCAGTTCTTGTAGTGCTTTGCGAGCACGAGTTCCGGCGGCATTATTGCCCGCTTCGAACTTTTCATTTTCGGCTAGGTATGCTTCGTAATGTGTTTTTAAATCAGTCATTTTTGTTTCCTTTAGTTTGTTTTGCTATTTCCTTATATCCAGCCCAACTTGGGTGAATTCCGTCTGGTTGCAGTCGAGTAATTGGTAATACTGCATCACCGTGTTCCTTGGCCACTTCTCGTACAATCGCTTGTACGTCGGGTTTGATTGCCGGCAAGATCCAAAATACCCTATTGCCTTTAACCTTGCCACGCACCCGTTCCAGTTCTTTTCGTGTCTTGATACCTTTATGATCGTTTGAGCCTAGACTGATAATAACTGTTTTGGCAGTCAAATCATTTTTCAAATAGTCTCGATTCCAAGCCCAAGTGTTCCACCCGCTCTTGGCATACGCCACACATTCGGGTCTAAACATTTGTGTACCTACTGCTATACTATCGCCTAGTACTAAACAATCAATCATTGTTATCAACCTCTATAGTAATTGGACCGTAAAATATTACATCTCTATCACTCCATTCCCACCCTAGTTGTTCAGGGCCATATTCATAATCCGTTTGGAATGATTCTATTAGTTCGGCTTTTTCATCTTCAGTGAGATCGCCTTCGATGCCCCATTCAATGCGTTCGCCTTCATCTTCATCTACCCAACCAAACACTCCGGTATGAATTCCCTCTTCACTGTCGGGATCGTATTCGGCCCATGCGTCTTCAGTTTCGTCCCAATCTTCCGGATTGGAATAAACTGCATAGGTGTTAAAACGATTTACAAACGTAATAGTCTTGCCTGCCTTTGTAAATTCAATACGCTCCACTGCACTGTCTTCCTGGTCTGGTGAGAATTTAATCATACTGTCTCCTTTGCATCTGGATCTACTGCTAGGCCCTGCCATGCCTTGATTTTGACTTCTTCATCATTGTATACATTGGTCCACTGCTCGCCAGTCCACCGTGCTTGATGCGTCCACTCACTTTTACCTGCAGGTTTAATCATGTAATTGCCGGTACGCACCGGTTTAATTTTCTTAGGGAACCACTCGGTCATGGGATAGTCAATGTCATCCATTTCTCTGTACTTTTCCCATTTGCCTGTAGTATCCCGGCTACCAGCAATGTAAAAGCCAAAACTACTGCTTTTACCATCGGTACTACCACCCCAATTGTCAATCTCTTCGCCATCGTACAACACCGAGTTGATAATAGGTTCACCATCAATTTCATCGTAGCCCAATATCAACTTGGCGATGTCAAATGGTTGTGTTAGTTCAATTTCACCTTCAAAGAATGTGCCCTTTTCATTACTGTCGCCCAAGAACACAACTGTACCTGCCGCTTCTTGATCAATCCACACTTCATCATTGCAGTCAAATTCGGGCTCGGGTTCTTCTTCATTGAATCCAGTTAAGCCATCTAGTTGACGTTCGTAAACTGTCTCGCCAGTTTCATCTTCAATTTGTAGTGTGCCAGCATCTCTATTGACTCCATGTGCATGTGCCAAATTATCACACTCGTACCATGAACCTGCAGGGAACGGTTGCATCTCTTCAGGAATATTGTTTTCCTCTGCGTAGTCACTATCCCAAGCATAGTCAGTGAGATCTAGTCTACGACTTTTAAAGTAATCGTAAATTTCTCGATCTACTGTACCCATAACTTTCTCACCACCATAGCCCCATAGACTAATTTTGTAGGTACGTGGTGTAAACTTTAATACTTCCAATAACTTTTCATGTTCGGGGTTTGAGATTTCTTCAGTCATTTTTGATCCTATTGATGATTTAGTTGCCACCATGCCAACCATTGCGTAAAACTATTATACACTTCTCTTGCTTCTCGGTCATCCTGTTCGAGTTTTTTGCCTCTAACATAAAACCCATCTGGGCCAATACGCAACCATTCCTCGGGTTCGTTGTTTTCGTTTGTTAAAAACGTAATGGTATTTTTTATTGCTTCAGTATCAGCCATGTATATTCCTCTTCGGTAAATGTTACACTCATTTGAATCCATCCATTACTATATGCTTCTTGAATAGCTTTTGCAATTCTTTTGGGACAATTGAGATCAATTTCAAGAAAGGCTCTATTACCTACCACTACGCCATCTGACACTGTGTAGCCGGGATCGTCTCGTCTTACTACTTTGAATGCCATTATCCAATCCTAGTTGTGCTAAAAATATCCCGAACAATGCCACGCAGTGCCTGACCAAGGGTTGAACCACGACTCATTCGTTCCTCGACGTTGAGCTTGGCCAGCCATACAATCAGAATCACAAAGTAACCCAACATGGCCAAAGTCATGGCATCTAAAAATAAATCTAACATAATTGTTCTTTATAACTTTTCGCCTGGAGCAAAGCCCCTAAACGATTTGAATCTTGGAAAGCGCAAACTATAGCTACCGTCTTGATTTTGTGTGACTGCATCGGCACGCACTTCAACCACTTGCCCAATAGTTCCTGCTTTATCGGCCCATACTGTATCCCGCAACTCATCTGATAAGCCACCGCCCACACTTACACGAATTAGCTTACCATCGTCCTCGCCTTCACAGATCAAGTTGCCCAGTCTTCCCGCATTCTTGCCTGTACCTTCTTCACAGTCTACTACAGTGAGCGATACTTCGATGTAGGGTTTGAGTTTGAGCCATGTGCGTCCACGTTTGCATTCGTAAACTGCCTCGGGGTCTTTGATCATGATGCCTTCGTAGCCGCCTGCAATGGCCTCACGATTGATTGCATTGTATCGTTGTTGTCCGGCCTTGGTATCTAAGTCTACAACTTTTTGTCCAACAACTGCAACATTAGGCATGTGGTCTCCAACATGAGCAAGCCAATTTGTCAGTGTAGTACTACGGTCCCGTTGTTTAAAATCACCGCGGCCTGCACTAAATTCCGCTAAACTAAGTATGTCAAATAAATGCAATACGGCATCTTGTGTTTGAGCATTTTCTTTTCTACGTGCCTGCTTCATTAGGTCTTGGAAACTAGCACTCATAACCTCGCCATCAAGCACTGTAGGTACCTTGAATAACCGGGCATGCCGGGCAATCTGTTCCTTGATGTGCGGAAAGTTTGCCAGCTCTTTGCCATTGCGACTGTACTGGTCCACTCTACCATCGGGATACACAATAGTGATCACACGCATGCCATCTAGTTTTACTTCAACAATTTTTTCGCCAACAAGTAAATCTTCATGATGCGTACTGTCGCTAGCCAGCTGACAACTAAAAACGGGAATTGAGTACCGGTCATTTATTTTTGCCACCACTTTGTTTACGGTTTTCTCGCTTACACCACAACGCAGGTCTTTGATTAAAATTCTGCGATACCAACCATTCCATTCTTGAACAGTGGCATGGTTCATCATGTGCACTATGGCCACACGAGCCGCGTCTCCGGTCAATTGTCTCTTTGCTAGCAGTTCAGCATTCTTCCAAAATGTATTGGGATTAAGACCGCGTCCATCCTTTACTGCTTCGGGCACTTGCTTAACGCCATAAGTTATCATTGGATCAAGAGCAGCACGAATACCGCGGAACAATTCCGCATTGCCAGCAATAGCTTCAGCTTCAAGAATTGCTTCTTTGTTTAAACGACTGGGATGCTCTTCTAAACTGGTTATAACTCGAAAACATTCTGACATTGCAATTCCTTATTTCTTAATATGTACATATTATAGCACTTTTGCCATTCTGTGTCAAATCACTGATTCTGTGATTTTGTCAACAAGAACATGGTGACATCTGCGCTATCAACTTTGACACATTGTGAGCTATATCTTGTGATGGTTTTTCGCCAGTTCCAACTGTTATGATCACTTAACGGAGTCATTGCGGCCTGCTTGGGAGTAAACCGTTCGATCCTACCCAATACTAGTCCGCCGCCATTGACGCCTTCAAATGCAACTACATCACCCACAGTCAATTCTCGTCCTAGAAAATCTTTCATTTACACTTCCTTTAATTTTTCAAATACAGTCAACTTGCTGATCATGTACTGTGTTTGATCCAAGTTCTGTATAACACTGGTCAAACTTGATTTGATGTGTTTGATTTGTGATTCGTCAAGTTCGCGTATAAACCGTGAACTCTGCAAGGGATTTGTCAGTTTAAGTTCGTACCCCACTTGGAATACCGTCTGCTTTTCAAGTTGCGACATGCCAACGACACTGTTGTGTCCCAACATGAGAGCAACGTCATGTTCTGTGACCTCGGCTAAGAATTTTGTACTGTCTACTTTGGCTATGATTTTCATTCTACTTCTACCTCTCTGTATTCGCGCCATTCTTGTACGTTACTTGTGAATTCATCTCGCCATACTAGGGCTTTGGCTTCGTCATCAAACACCTTGACCACAGTTTCATGTTGGTCACAACCGTTATAAAAAACTTCAACGCCTAGATAAACTTTCATTTTGCAAACGCCTTAACATGTCGGCAATCACCTCTAAACTTGAATCCCGAACAACTGCAACTGTATACTCCATCTTCTAATCGCACAATGTACAAGTCGCCCCGGCTACCAGTAACTTCCCAACGATTGGGGTTTGTGGTTTCTTCAACTGTAAAGTTATTGGGGTCGGCAATTTCTCGAAACTTACGACCACGTGTGTCTATACGTATAGGCGTTTTAAATTTGAAAACTGCCCGATCCCCGGCCCGGATATAGGCAAACATCTTGCTCTTACTGTCGTCCATGTAGTAGGCATGGTTCGGAGTCGAATCAGGCCACTCAGTGGTTTCTTGAAATAACTTCATGTCTACTCCTTAATAAGGTACGTTTTTATAAAACACGTGCGGGCCGGCCTTGGCCACTACTTGGCCTTGTCTGGCCCATCTGGGGTTAACATAATTTGCGTGATAATGTAATACATCTTCACTGTCTAATTTTTTAACTCTAAGTCCATTCATTAATGCTTGAGCCTCGGTCACATACTTGTTTTTCTGTTCTTGAGACCACTGTATTAATCTTTCGTCAGTCCAACTAAATTGTTTAGGAGAGTAAACTACCTTGCACATAGTATCACCCCAAGCACCTTCTCGTAAACGATTGATATGTACTTGACCCACTGCCAATTGTGCATTTTCATTCAAGTTACCTGCTTCACGAAAAATACTGTATGCAAGGCAATCTACGTCCCGTTGACTTTGTCCGGCAATTTTTTTACCTTTAAGGTCAACTGCTAGTTCGCCCTTTGCAATATCGGCCTTGAATGGAACATTGTCTAACTTGGCAATAGGCTTGGCTTTGGGAGCAGGCTCGTCGAATGAGATTTGCACATAATAGCCCTTGGCGGCTTTGGTTTTTTCAACCTTTGCTAACTCGGCTCGTTTTTCGGTATTGGTTTTAAAGTTGGCAACATTGACCTTGTGTCCTTTAGCCCTAATAGGATTTCCAAATTGGTCTTCGGTCCACATTGCATAAACCTGCGTACTTGCCAACAACAGTAAAATTGATAATCTTTTCATCTTGAATTAATTTATTACTATAACTTGATTATAGCAAAAATCCCAATTTGGTGCAAATCGGGCGTTGTTTTTGTGCAACAAAAAACTAATACTTGAGTATTACTCGACCAAGCGTCTAAAATGCTGAGTCTGTTCCTCAATGTACTGATTGGGGTTACGCACCGGCTTCATGGGAATGTATCCGGTCTGCATCAAATTTTCTACTTCGGGCAAGTAGTTGACAAAATTTGTCAGCACATCTACAACCACGGGATTGTGCAATAAATTACTGTCATTGGGAACTGCAAACGCCAGCCATTGGTGCAATTGAAATCCCGGCAGTGTGGTCGATATCAAGGGCAAGTCAACACCTCGAACTCGATCACTCACGGCCAGTATTCGTACCAAGCCGGCCTTGTGATTGGGATATTCGGTGCTGAATCCGTCGAACCCACAGGCAACTTCTTTACTGGCTACAGCCATGGTCAACTGTGCTCCGCCTTTGTAGGGCACTGGCTCAAAATGTGTGCCGAATCGGTTGTTCAAGTAACGTATGGCCAAAAATGCATGAGCACCTCCGGCAGCACATAACACTGTATCTTTTTTGGCAGCTGCGATCAATTCAGACAAACTTTGATAACCAGTGGGATTGGACACAAACACAGTGGGAGTATCAATTATGGGCGAAAAGAATGTCATGGTTTGAGCATGTAGATTTTCTCTGTTCTTGACCACGTGGTTGTAAACAAAATCACTAGTGGCTCCGTTTAATATGGTATTGTTGTGATTCAATTGCATGTGTGCATAGGCCACATCGCCTTGACCACCTGTCTTGTAGTTTATGATATTTTTTACACCACGATTGGATAACATGATACTGAGCATGTGGCTGGTTATGTCGCTAGCACCACCGGGCGATACCGGCACCACAATTTCAATAACTTCCTCGGCATACACCAAGTTGGCGACAAAGATCAATAGCAACAACAGTTTTTTCATTTAGGGTCCTAGGTTATAAGATTTAGCGTGAAGGGTTCGACTTAAAAATATATGATTGGGTTTTTCAAATGCTGTTTGATTCAAGTATTCGTAAAAGCCGCGTTCGCTGGCCAAATTGTGCCAGCCGCGTACATAATTGGTGACTATGGGATTTTGACTTTTCAAGGCGTCGATCACACTCTTTTCGCTGCGTACTGCATCAAAATCAAACACACTCTTGGATACATCTAACTGGGTCTCGGTCACATGCGAGCCATTTATTTTCTGTGCAAAACTAACACCCTGAGATAGTTCGGGGTGTCGTCCCACTGCTCTAGCCCAGGCAGTATATCCCGGACTGCTTCGGGTATAAAATCGTGTACGTACTTCGAGATTTTTATCTTGGCGTTGCAACTGTTTCAGCATGTTCTTGGCCATGTGACTCTGTTTGCAATTGATCACTGGATCAAGGAAAAAGCACTCTTGATGTTGTTGTCCCATGGCTATTTTTAATCCGTTGTGATCGCTCTGCTTGGTCCACCAGGTGCCGTCCCGGAATCCCACTATGGGTTTTTCTAGCCCCACAATGGCTGCCCAAGTATAAGCCCCGTGATGTTGTTCGCAGATTCTAGTGGAATACTCGCAAATTTGTCCGTGTATGGGGAAACGTGCACTACCTCCGCGATTTTGAAAAAGCCATTCGTCATTTTGAATTTCGGGTTCTCTAACTTCGGGATCGTCTTCACTGTAACTGGTAATAATAGTGGTGGGATCCCAGTGATTGGTTTTCATCCAGGTCACATGGCTGTAGGGTTGCCCGGGCACTTTGTCTCCGTACTTGATAATTATTTCATCCAAGTGAATACGATTTTGTGCAAAGATATTGTATATGGTATGACTGTCAGTTCCACCGCTCCAGTGTAGCACCAGTCGTTGATATTTGTTACGCAGATTGTGGGCATGCTGGGTCATCAGCTGATCTAGAGTTTGCGGCGGCTCGCGACTCCAATCGCCTAATGCATCATTTTCTTGATCATAGCAGTGAAAGGTAACGGGTAGCCCGGTCTTGTACGATTCAAATTGGGCCAGGTACCAATTGAAAATTTGTTTGTTGTTTACTTGATAATAGATCATGTCGCTAGTATACACGAATGAGGAGATTTTGTCAAGGAAGAAGCCCACCAAAGTGGGCTGGTTGTTTCTGTTACGAGGTATTTCCTACCCTAGGCCGAGTTTAGGCAGCCAATGCGAACAGTTCGTCGTTTGCGTTTACGTTTTTTGCTTCTTCGACCGGGTCACCCCAATCCTAACGGCTTCTACATTGCCGAGCGCCACTATTCTTACTCTTTGCCCAATCGATCACCATGTCAGGCCCATCATAAAAACACAATACCAAAGTAAATTTACAGTGAATACCAAAGTAAATTTATGCTCTTATGGTGGACCT